ATTTTCATATTCAAACAATTCACAACTCAAATCATACGTATAAAGTTTGCCAAGTTGATAGAATGGTTTTTCATGTTCTACTCTTTTTATTTCAAACAATCTTTCTCCAAGAGGAAAATAAATCAAATCTCCTTCTTTTGGTCTTGTAATTAAATCTCCAAAAGTATATTCCGTAATTTGACCCTCTCTAATACCAGAAGACATTCCTTCAAGAAAGGGAGCAATAAACTCCTCGAATCTTTCTCTTGATATTGTCAAATTTACTTCATTTTTCAATCTTAAACCAAACTTCGTCATTATGTCGCTGTCTGGCGCATAACCATCAATATTATTTAAATATGCTTCTATAAGAAAACTATCATCAAATTTTGATGATTGAATTTCTTTAATAATATTATCGGTTTTAAATATTTTTCTTGGGAGGTAGTATACCTCTATGCCATGAATTTGTATGTGCTCATTAACCAAATCCTGCATGAGCGATTGCTCACCAGTACTACCTTGCAAAAAATAAGAATTTAATACCATGATAACTATCCGATTAAATCAAGAGGTGGCAGTTCATATTCTGAAGACATTCTTTGCTTTATGTCATCTAATTCTCTTAAAGCATCATCATACAATTCTCTTCCATTAAGTTCCAACCCACCTGGAAGTTTTGCACCTCTAAATTTCAATAAATTTTGTCCCCATTGTTTTTTTATAAGAGCAGTTAGATATTTCTTCAAAAAACTATCATTATACACATTAGTAAATGTGTTGGGATCTAAAATTCTATAACAATCAAGAATCAAAAAAGTATCTTTCTTTTCTGATTTCCAATCAATATCCAAATACAATCTATTTTGTCTTTTATTAAATCTAATCTGCTTATCGGTGCTTAGTAAAAATTCAATATCTTCCAAATAAGTTTTGACCATTGAATATTGAAGGAGTTCTATTGAATTGAACTGATATATATCATTCAAGAATAACTGATATTTAATATTAAACATTCCGTTTGATATAGTGCTACTATCAAATCTAAACACCTTTTCAATTCCAATAACTGAATCTGGAACTTGAAGGAAATTAGAATTTTCGTAAAAATAATTAGTTGCTGTAGTCATACCACTTACTGTGGTAGTGATTCCAGATGTTGTTACAATACCTACTGTATTAGTCCCGCCAACTTGAGCAGTTCCTCTATTAATATCATCTTCGGTAAGTTTATATTTGAGATACATTCTTTCAATACCATCAAAATGACGTTCCTGAAAATATTGAAGAGCATCATCAACTAAGTCATCTAGTTGATCATCATCTATATTGATTTCCAATACTGGAGCTCCCAACTGCCTCAGTGAGTAATCAACTAATTCCTGTCTGCTTGCTGGTTTTGCCATCAGTATGTACCTCCATCGATGAGTCCGGCATCAAGTGTTCCTGTAACATTTACATTAGTAGAGAATGTTGCAACACCAACAACATTCAATCCCCCGGCAGTAATTCTTACATCATCATTAAAAATAGAAACATTACCAAAGGTTGATACTCCGGCAATGTTGAGTTGGTCTAGATTTGCACCACCAACAACATCTAATCTGTTGTTGGCATCTATTAAAGAACTGAAGGTCGCAACACCCGCAACATTGAGATCATCTACCTGAGTATCACCATCAACATCAAGAGTGCTATTGATATCTACAGCATTCAAGAATGTAGAAACACCAGCAACAACCAGTTCATCAACATCTAATTGTCCATCAACATCTAAACCACCATTAACATCAATAGTAGTAAATGTGGCAATACCAGTAACGTTGAGTTGATCTAGATTTGCACCACCGACTACATCAAGACGATTGTTTGCATCAACGAGTGATGAGAATGTTGCAACACCAGCAACATTGAGGTCATCTACTTGAGTATCGCCATCAACATCTAATGTACTATTAATATCTACAGCAGCACTAAATGTGGATACACCAGCAACAACTAACTCATCTAAATCTGATTGACCATCAACATCAATACCACCGGTACTAATATCTAATTGTGTAGCACTAGTAATTCCAGTAACATTAAGTTGATTTATACTTCCAACAAATGTTACATTACCTGTGAGTGTAGATACGCCAGCAACATTTAATTGGTCTAAATTGGCACCACCAACAACATCTAATCTATTGTTTGCATCAACGAGAGAATTAAATGTAGATACACCAGCAACAACCAGTTCATCTGCATCTAATTGACCATCTATGTCCAATCCGGCATTAATATCAACAGCAGAATTGAAGGTAGATACTCCAGCAACAACTAACTCATCTACATCTAATTGACCATCAATGTCTATTATGCCATTAATATCAACGGCACCAAGTGTGGTAATGCCGGATACATTTAGTTGGTCTAGATTGGCACCACCGACTACATCAAGACGATTATTTGCATCAACAAGAGAACTAAAAGTCGCAACACCAGCAACATTAAGGTCATCTACTTGAGTATCTCCATCTACATCTAATTTTACACCAACTGATAATGTAGCACCATCAAAAGTAAAATTTGAATCGTCTTCAAGTTCTCCACCAGTTCCGACAATTACTACACGATTATCTGTAAGATCCTCTACTTTGAATGTATTTGCCTGACCACCAGCATTTATATCAACAGCAGCACTAAATGTAGATACACCAGCAACTACAAGTTCATCTAAGTCAGTTTGCCCATCAACATCCAATCCTGCATCAATGTCAACAGCAGAATTGAAAGTAGAAACACCCGCAACTATTAACTCATCTACATCTAACTGCCCGTCAATGTCTATTATGCCGTTGATATCAACAGCACCAAGAGTAGTAATTCCAGCAACATTTAATTGGTCTAAATTAGCACCACCAAAAACATCAAGACGATTATTTGCATCAACGAGAGAACTAAAAGTCGCAACACCGGCAACATTTAGATCATCTACTTGAGTATCACCATCTACATCTAATTTTACACCAACTGATAATATAGCACCGTCAAAGGTGAAATTTGAATCATCCTCAAGTTCTCCACCGGTTCCGGCAATTACTACGCGATTATCTGTGAGATCCTCTACTTTAAATGTATTTGCTTGACCGCCAGCATTTATATCAACTGTATTGCTAAAAGTTGAAACGCCAGCAACTACAAGTTCATCTAGGTCAGTCTGTCCATCTACATCTAGTCCTGCATCAATGTCAACAGCAGCATTAAATGTTGATACGCCAGAAAAGACTTGAAGTCCTGCGGCATATGTTGCAATACCAATGAAAGTTGATACGCCGGTAATTTTTAAATCAGTAAATTTATTTGGAGCTACTTCAATTGCTGCTTCAATAGTTGCTGTGGTAGTAGCATCTAAAGAAACAATATTTTGAAGTTCTCTTCCACTACTAATTACTTGTGTGGCACCTATATTGAGAGATGCTACACTCGTAATACCAGAGACATTTAATCCACTTAAAATATCAACAGCAGCATTAATATCAATTTCATTTGAAAAAGTTGCAATACCAACAACATTTAATCCGGCAGCAAAATTTACATTTTTTCCTACTGCAAAACCACCACTAACAATTACTGCACCAGTTACAGTTGATTCTGATTGAGTGCTTCCAGAAAATGTTACTATTCCTACTGAATTTGTTCCACCACTAAATTCATATCCCTCTGTTGAATCGAGAGTACGACTCATGAAGAATTTATTATCGGTGGCATCCCAGATTAATAAATTTCCATCTGTCTGAGATGATGAATCAACGTCAGTTAGATTGAGTAATCTTGATGGTGGCGCGGAAGCATTGGATAATACGCGAATTACGTTTTGTGATCCAATTCTATCGTTTATGCTTGGCATTACCTAGTGACTCCGGCTCTTACTAATGCTGACCCTTCAACAGCTTTATATTCTTTTCCGGCACTAGTTATCTTTACATCATATACATATCTTCCCGCCTTTAACGCCACTGTTTGAGAAGATGTTAGAGATATTGAAATAATCCCATTAACATCGTCAGTGACTGTAGAAGCAAAGGAAACGGCACTTGCACTAGTATAACTTTTTCTCAACATGCCCTCTGTCGCAGCACCGGTTAAAACCAATGGGGTGTTTGTTCTGGTATCTTCTAATTGAAAAGAAGTATCAAAGTCGAAACCTTGTTCAATCGTGATGTTAGATACAAATACTGCCATTATTCAAAAATTATGCTATCTTATCTTTAGATATTTATATTCTCAGAATTCATCAATAAATTTCTGAGAAGAGATTTTATCTCGTTAATATCATTTTTCATTTCAGAGATTTCTCTTTTTTGGAGATTTCTTTGTTCCAAAGAACTTACATACTGATTGTATGCCATAGAATCGCAATTGATTATGGCACCACTTTTCTCATCTCGGTATAAGTTTTGATATCCATCTACTCTAATCATCTTATTGCTATAGTCCTCAATTCTTTAATTCTTGGTGGATATGCTTGATTTGTTCCAGACATTACAATCTTAATTGTATATCCCGAGAACAATGGAAGTTCATTTGCAGTAAATTCATACTCTAAGAATTGATTACTCATGCTTCCAGAAACAAATCTGTCGGGCAATCCACTATTATTAGCATCATCAACGACAGCATATCCATCCTCATCGGTATATGTTAAATTATCATATCCTGGGAATAATTCAAATGTCTGACTAATTTCTCCAGAATCTGCTCTTATTAAATTATAAAGAACTCTAAAGTCTGCGGACTCGTCTCTATATGCACTTAAAATAACTTTTAACGATGTTGCCGGATTTGATAAATCTACAGTATTAGAAACATATACAGCAGCATGTGGATCATCAAAAATAGAATTTGCCCTTCCATCAGATGGATAATCAGAAATTGGTTTATCAAAACGACTTGACCTAAATTCTGTAGATGCAAGGTCAAGATTTATCATAGGAGAAAGATTTACATCATTGGAATTTAAAGTTATTCCAGTAGTAAATGATTTACTTCTTGGAAGATTTTGAAGATAAGTTGTTTCATTTATTTTGGAACAAAGCAATTTTGGAGTAACAAAATTATTTAATACGTTTATTCCAACAGGAATGAATCCTTCATCATTAAAAGATCCTTCCGAACCATTAACACTAGTTCCACTAATAGTTCTTATAGTTCCTGTCACAGATGTAGTTGATCCGGGAGTAATAATATCGTATGATGGAATTATGGAAGTATATAGAATGTTTTCCGATGCCCTAGAGTTTGCTCCTCCTGTAGATGCCTCATTAGAGAAATTAAGCTGTGGCATTCCTGTCGGTGTGCCATCAGTATCTCTATCAATACCATTTGCCGAAACATCAATAGCAACATGGTAATGATCTAATCCAATTGGTTTGGCAACACTATGAGTGCTATTAATTCTCCTTAAAGAAATTCCATTGAGTTCGTATTTATAGACTATAGAATCTTTATCATGCAGTTCTGTAATGGTAGAATCAATTGATCTTCCGTCAGCAGCAATTAGAAGTTGTCCAGAACCCAAACTAGTATAAGAAATAATTTCATTGCCAATTTTTACATATCCAGGATTTGATGCACTAACATCCACACCTTCAAACGTGGTAAAGTTACTAGTGCTTGCAACACTAATTGCTGACACTTCACTAACTGACACTGCAGCAGATAATGTTGTTGGTTCAATACTAGATTGAATATCACTAAGTGTTACTTTGTTTGTATTGGAATACATTCCATGATTGAAATGATCAACTTTTATATAGTTACCAGAGTTAACTCCACCACTTCCAGAGACAGATGTTATAGTTGTTGATGGTAATGCAGTTAATACTCCATTATCTGCAAAGTAACTGACTCCTGCACCTACAGTAAATGCCTTACCAGAACCACCAAATTCGCCCTGAATATTGGAAAGATATAATGTATCAACATCAGTTGATACTCCAGCAACAGTTATTCTTGCTTCTTTACCAGTCTGTTTAGAAACAGTTGATGTTACAATTCCAACTACATCACCGACTTTATAACCGGCACCTGTTCCTGTAGTAACAACGGAAATGCCGGTAATTGATCCTGTATTGGCATTAATACCAGTAATATTAAGTTTCAATCCAGACCCACTACCAACAACGTTGAAAGTATCGACAGAAGTATCTGTAACATATCCAGATCCACCTGTAATAGTTGCCACAGTCGCATTCGTAACGGAACTTCCTCTACCAACAATGATAGCAGATCCTCCAGTATTACTATTACCAGCAAGTTTTCTACCTGTGGTCAGAATACCAAGTGTAGTGGGATCACCACCAGAAATAATATCCGTTTTAATAGAACCAGTTTTTGGTAAAGTTCTAATAGGATCAATACTCAATTTTGAAATATATCCATTACTCTTGTCCAAATCTGGATTATAGAAGAATGCAGTTCCTGTTTGAGAACTAAATTGTGCCTTGTAAAGTCTAAACTTAAGATCCTGGAATTGATTTGGAGTCCAAATAGATCCATTTTGGGACTTAAATAAACTCCCTAAAGCAAATTGCTTTGAATATACTGCACTTTCTGCATTAGAATTTGGTGGAAGAGAAGATTCAGATACAGATTTTTCTCCCATAGTGGCAGTCCATACTTCATATTCATCACTAGTTTCTGCCAAGAGAACAACAGCATATTCTTTTCCGGGTGGTAAGAAGATTGGTTCGGGGAATGTTACTTTTGTAGCAACATCTCCAGTATCGGACACCTGAATATTTTTAATAATATTTCCCGCAGAATCCACAGTTGTTGGTTTTATTGTAACAGTTTTTCCTAAAACAGTTCTAGTTGGGAATCCCAATTCTGTGGTTCTAATTTGAACTTTAACTGGAGCATTTCCTCCATCTATTTTGGCAAAGAAAATATCAACAGCAGTTAAGAATGCTCCATTTATATCATCACTAGTATCAATATCTGATGGTGCTTCAACATTTCCTCCAACTACAAATGTTTGTGCCAACGGATCTCCATACTGTTCAACTACAGTATTAGTAACTTGATTTACACCGATAGACGCAGAAGCAGAACCATTTACTTGCAGATTGGTTACACTTGTAGTTGTAAGATTTGTTGTATTTGTAGTTACTTCATTCTGCCACTGATTCAAAGTTCCCATAGAAGTATAATTTGTTTCTGCAAAAGAAACTGAATTACTTCCGGGAAGACCCGGATCATTTGCGACATTGGATGTAATTTTAAATGTTTTTACTCCTGTCTGCAATCTTACTGAGGGAACTGGAATCTGGTGTGGATTTCTGAGGAAGAAAGATCCTATTAAATCCCCATAGTTATCGGAAATCAATCTAAGATCTTTTACATATGCAATTGCGCCACTAGTTTGACCAACTAATTTCATTCCTCGTATAATATAACCAGAATATAATCCCTGTGCCTCTTCGCATAAAGAAGATGTATCAACATTTAGAATCTTGGAAGATTGACTATATGTTGAAGGTATAGATTCTGAGGTTACATATGGATTTACATTAAATACTGATGATGGATTATTAAATGATCCGTACTTATGATTTGGTGTAGCAACTCTGAATGAAATAGATGGACCAATTCCACCTACACCAATGGCAGATCCAACTACTGTCTCTCCAATTACGAAAGAACCATTAGATGTTCCGTAAGTTGCTAGAGATGGGCTATTTGCAATTTCAATCAATTTGGGAATAAAATCAACTCCACTATTGCCATCAACAAATTGATAGAATCTTGTAGATGGTTTAATATTACTGACTTCAAATTCAGTATTTCTGGATCTCATGAATACTTCATCACCTGCCGATATCAATTCATTTCTAGTATCAACATCGTCAAAACTCATAGTATCAACATTAACACTTTGAGAATTACTTGTGCTACTAGCACTTAAATTAGAACTCGAAACACGCTGAACTTGCCTACTTATTGTTCTACTAAGAAGTACTCCTCTGCCACTCCGTATTGTTCCGCCGTCGCGAGTAGGTAAACTTAAATTAGCAGACCCTAAATTTAAATTAACTGAAGCAGTTAGATTCTGTGTAAGAGTTCTAGATTGATTGGATGTAATATTAATATTTCTATCGGGGAGTTGAATAGTTCTTACCCAATTATCAACAGCAGGACTTAACTGAATATCTCCAGTATATACAATGACATTAAATGGATTTACATTTTCTATTGTTGTTGCTATTGGTTGTTCAATCCAACCTATTTCATCATATTTTAAAGTTACTGAATTTCCAGTTTTCTGAACATTAGGATCTAATAGTTCAAAATTATCCGACAAATCTATAACTTGAGGAGTTAAGAGTTGAGTAGGTGCAATCTGAGATTTAACTGAATTTCTACTGACAATTGGTGCCAATTCTTCTGCTGTTGGATTAACCTCTATTGAAGATAGTACATTGTCTATTAATGAATAATTTTTGAAATCGTCAACAAAAAATCCACTCTTAAATCTATTTTTTCCTTCCGCATCTTGAATTTGTAGAGTCTGTGCATTTAATTCAAGAAGAGATAATGAAGTTAGTTTTTCTAAATTTTGAACTCTATCTTCAATAAATCCAATATCTCTCATAGTAAATCTTCTATTATCAATCAAACTGATCGATGCCTTCTGCGGATTATACAGATATGCTGGAAGATTAATCGTGGCAATTTCTAATAAAGCATCATTTTTTGTTGGTGCTTTTGGATATTTTGCAGATATGCCCTTTTCAACTATAAAAGTTCCATATCTATCAATGTAAAGTTTATCAACTCGTGGAAGATAAAAATCATATCCTATAATAGATCCTTCTCCAGGTGCCATTAAAAGTTTTGGAACAGAATCAAAATCTCTAGAAGCGAAATCAAATGGAGATATTTTAGTTGATCCTCCTGAAGTTGCCGGGTCAAATACGGAAACTCTTGGGCGGAAATCAAGTGTATCTGATGCTCTTACTTTATATGGTCCAATATTGGGTATATCTTTTTCAAATCTTTCTTCATCATAACTTAAAACTGTGAACGCATCTCCATTATCATCAGATGGAACTGAATAATAATCAAATACAATTAATAATCTATGAGTTGGTTCTGGAACATCTCCATTTCTAATAATTCTAGAATAGTCATAATATTGTTCTTTTTGACCTTTATCTAATTTATATAATTGAGTTACATTTTTATAATTTCCTAATGTAATAGTTTCAATTTCTGTAATTATATTAGATTCTTCAAAAGTAACTGTTTCGCCAACATTAAAAGTATCGTCTGTTAGATAAACTATTTCCAAATTATTTGCTGATGGTGAAGAAACCACTCTAGCAACTGCATTACTTGAACCTCCTACAATATTTTCGCCAATTATTGCATTTGTTTGAACACTAGCAGTGGAGGTAAATTGTATTTTATCTAAAGTTGGATTTGCAGATCCCAAAGATTCGTAAATTGATATAACTTTTGCAACATCTGGATAATTTAGAGAAATTTCTTCATCCTGAACTCTTAATCCATATTGAGTATTAAAACTAAGTCCATCATTATTTGTTGTATTAATACCAACACCAGATTCTTTATACTTGGATCTAGTTACAGTAAGTTGTTGACTTCTTGTATATTCTTTTATCTTGCTTTGAACACCAAATTTATTGAGAGTTGTATTTACGACAACATTAGATTGACTTCCCCTCAATCCTTTAATTGTTACAACATTATTTACTAAATTAAAAGTATCACTAGTAACTGTTCCTGCTATACCAGTTGAGTAATGAACGCTATATCTTTCCTGATCAAAAGTTGCAAATGACGCACTGGTTATTCCGGAAACACTGGAAAGATCAAATGTCATTTCTCCAGCAGCACTTGTCTCTTCTCCTGTAATCTGTTCAACAACTGTGAAGGTTGAGTTTAAAAGATTGACGGAAGAAATATTAGAATCTGGCAACTCAGTATAAAGATATCCATCATCTACGTTTATAATTGGACCACGAGCGAATGGTGTAACTAAAATACTTTCATTAAGTGTTCCGGAAGGTAACTTACCATCATAAATACCAGTTTTTCCAGCACCAGCATTGATTGGACTTAGTTCTATAGAAAGTTTATCTGCAGAGATAGAAGAAACTCTATTAAAAGTTTCAGTACTAGATCCTGGTTTTTGATATGAAATAAGAGTATCAGTTCTTATTCCACTGAATACTTTTCCTGTTATTGTGACTGTCGTAACACCAGTATTTCCTAGATTGCCTACTAATGGAATGGATATTTGCGATATTCCATTAGGCATACTAAATTTTTCAAGAATTGAATCTGCCGTAAATGTAGGAAAATCACCACCATGCGTTTGTTTTACTGATTTAATATTTTGAGTTCCATATTGTACGAAATCGAGGATTGTTCTTGAGAAATCAACTCCATTAACAGTTATTTGCTCTCCTTTAGCAAAAGTACCAGAAGTTTGTCTCAATAAAAGACCCACAGAACCGCCTGTAGCAGCATCAACAAGAAATCCACTAGCACCACTACTCTTACCCTTAATATAGGATCCATCGGGCATGTCAGTGGCATCTACGCTCTGATTGAGCGACAGTTTGGTATATGTTTGAATATCATACAATCTCAAATCATATTTTGTTTCTACACCAGAATATGCAGCATCTGTAAGATTGAAAGTATATACTCTAGCATCACCTATTACTGCTTCTGTATCACCTACTTTCCTATTCAATAGTTGGATTGTTTTTTTATTTTGAGGAACACCAGTGACATTATTTACTTTAAGCAGATTCCCCATTTGAAATGGAACCGTAACATTGGATATGGATTCAGTATCTCTTGGTTTATCAACATCGATTATAGTAGTTCCAATTTTTTCAACATCATATCCCCTAACATATGCCTTTCCTGGAGAGATTTTTATGCACATTAAATCATTAGAAGGAATATTTTTTCCTTCAGTCTGCTCGTTAGAGAAAAATAGACCGTTATTGCCAAGTCTATTATTTAATGAGTTATGAATTGATGGATCAAATGGTCTTACTGCATAATCGCCAGATTCATCATACGTTCTTTCTGCAATATAATCACGAATTTGATTATATTGAGTTTTTGTAGTAATTTTTTGAATTTTGCCGTCTTTTATTCGTAAAAGTTCAACAAAATTTGTATCATTAGTATCACTTATTAATTTTTTAGTTAAAGTTAAACCAATTTTAAATCTATCAGCACCTGGTGCAGCAAAATTTGTAAATCCTTTAGCATTATCATATAATGAATCATCATCTTTTGATCCAATGATCAATTCGTCAATTTTTAAACCAACTCTATATGATGGAGTATTTGTATAATTATCTAAAAGTATAGTTTCCTGAGAAACATTGACAAAATATCCTCTAATAAAATAAATACCTTTACCAATGGATGCTGCAGAACCAATTGCAGTAGCATCAGAAGAAATTAAAGATGCAAATTCAGTTTCGGCAGGAATAGTTGTATTTCCATAAGTTATATTTTCTGTACAACTTAAAGATTCTCCATCTAAAAACGGTATGAATTCAAACTCATTATTAGAATCAAGATATTTTACATATAGAGTTAGGTATTCAAAATTATTTTCATCTACATATTCTACACGTTGAATTTTAGCAGTAGTGCCTGATTGCTGACCAATTATTTTTTTGCCTACAAAATTTTCAATATACAATGCAACATCAATTCCGCCACTGGTAGCATTCAGTTTTACTGCATAAAACTGACCATCGTAAGATATATTTCCTGGAACAACTACAGATCCCTCTTTAAATATATGACTACCAAAAGACTCTACCTGACCTTGCAGAAGAGATTGTAAGGTAGTTAATTCTCTCGCTTGAACTGGAAATCCCGGTTTAAATAAAACCTTATAAAAATTCTTTTCAGAATCATAGTCATCATAGTATGGATTAATATTTAAATTTGTTTTTTGTGACATTGTTCTTTAGAATTCCAGAATAATTTTAACGTCTTCTTTTTGGCGAGAATCTCTTTGAATGAGAGGTCTATTATCAATGTAAATGATTTCCCCTGTCTTTTTATTTATCTCCGGATTTGCAAGTCCATTTGTAAAATTAACCCCCAAATCAATTTCTTTAGAATTTACGGTTGTTTTAATTCCAGAAAATCCAGTATCAATTGATCCTGTAAATGGGGAAATATTATTACCTGAAGATTCAAAAGATAATATTTTACTATTACTACTAACATTATCAATGTCAGTATGGTCTTTTGTATTTCCAAAGTATAGTGATCTATCTTGAAAATATTTTAATACTTTAGTTTCATCGTCATATGATGCAACATATCCTTTAGCAGCACCTCCACTTACTGATTGTGACATTGCCGCACCTACAACTGGAGTTGATGTAACTGAATTTAATCTTACTGCAAATAGAGATGAATATTGGTTGGCAGTATATGTTGTAGTAGATGAATATTGTTGCGGATTTTTTAATACTCCAACTTGAGTAAATTTGGTATCAATTGGAAAATCTCTATTTGAATCATCAAATCTGGCATATATTAGTATTTTATCCGTACCTAATTCCGTATAGATGTCATAACCATGACCTCTTGATGGTGGAATAATTGGTATTAAATTTGCAGGATCTGCTAATGTTCCGGAAGGTTGAAGAGAACCCAAATCAACTATTCCATAAGTATATCCAAACCCGCCAGCAGTCACAGTAGCAGAAGTTATCGTTCCAGAAGAATCTACATCAATTAATACTTTGGCACCACTTCCATCACCATTAATTGCCACAATTCCAGAGGTGTAATTGGATCCACCATTAGCAACATATACTTTTTTAATTTGATTTAAGTTTATATTAGAATCACCTGCCTCTCTAATACTTTGAATTTGAGTGTCTGTTGTTGTTGACCAATCATTGGGAACTACAACATATTCGGTAGAATCAAATTTTATAATATCACTAGGAGCTACTGAAAAAAGATATTTCCAAATATATCCATCACCACTAGTTCCAGCTGCTGATGGTTCTAAATCGGTAAAGGTTGGTTCATCCTTTGATACATTTCCTTTTAAGTTAGAACCTGAAGAACCATTATCAATACAAATATAAACTCTAAAGTCGCTGTTAATTACATAATAATTTGTATCATATAGTCTACTTAAATTAGAATTGGGGGCAGGATTTGAAATACTATAATCATGCCTATACATGTCATATCTAGTATTAGAAGCCCAATTAACCTTTCTTATAAGTCTTCTAACATTAGATGTTGTTACTTTTTTCCCAAATAAAGCAGTATCTCTATATTGTGAAGTAAACTGCAAATTATCTGTTGGCGTTGGAGTATTACCATTCCATTCAGCATCTGAGGTAGTTCTACCAAAACCAGACACTGGATTAGATGGATTTGGTAATCCTAAAAACACATAATAAGAATTACTCGTATTTGCTACAGAGTCTACAAAATTATTTGCATTTGATATTCTAAATTGATCTGTTACTACCGCAGCCATATTAATAGTTTTTTATATATTTATAATGGAATTGTGATTATATATTTTTTGGAAGTGCTCCTCCTTCTCTTAGTCCAGTACCTCTTCTCTGAATTGTTGGGAAAGTTGTTAATCCAACATCAACGGTATTTCCAGTTACTGCTATAGAAACTGGCGAACTGGATCTACTTATTCCAGCAAATCTTCCCCATGAGAATCTACCAACAGGATTGCTCGAATTTGATGTTGTTGCAATGCCAACAACTGGAGTTCCAGAATTTACATAACAAATAATTGAACCAGCAAGACCAACATTAGATATTTCTTGAATGAAATATATATTATCTACGAAAGTTGTGCCGACACCAACAACAGATAAATCATTATTAGCAACTGAAGTTACGCCATTTCCAACTGAAGTATCATAGATGTAAATTGGATATCCAACAGCAAGACCATTATAATTTGATATCCCATCCAATCTATGCAAGTTAAATTGAATTGCCAGTGTTCCTATTCCCTGAGCATTTACAGTAGTAATTCCAGTAACAATGCCACTAAAACCTTGAATTACATCAATACTAGATATATTCTCATAAGTCGGACTTGGAAGAGATACAATAACTTGTGGAGCAATAGTATATCCAAGTCCTGGATTATTGACCAAAATTGATGAAACTGCACCAGCAGAAATAGTTGCAGTTGCAGTTGCAGTTGTTCCGACTCCAACTCCAACTTCTGGCGGTGCAGTAATTGAAATAGTTGGAATTGAAGTATATCCACTACCACCAGATGCAATTGTATATCCAGTGATAGTTCCTGCAGTTGAGACAGTAGCCGTTATGGCAGCTGCAACTGGGTCTGTAGAACCACTTACAATTAAACCACTAAAATCACTGGCAGAATCATAATCAAACAACTCCAAATTTTCTACAAATACTTCAGTATCGCTGCTTTCTACCGTATTGATAATTTTAGCAGTCGGGAATACTTGTGCTTCTATAGAGTCTCTAGACTTATAAACAATTTCACCATTAATAACTTTGTCTATTTTTTGTTTTGTCCATGCAAGTGGTTTGTAATTTATTTCATCAATTCCATTACCAGAATATAGGTTTGTTTCAAATTTATCGGAGAATGATAAGTCAAATACAGTTCTCTTGTCTTGTGATATTGTGCCACTAATTGCATTATTTTTGTAAACTTGTACCAAATCTCCTCGTTTGATGGTTTGATTGATACTTGTGACCAATTGATCATCATCATTTCTAGTTCCTCTATAGAAGAAAATATCAATATTATCTTCTGGTTTAGGTGCTTCAATAAAACTGAATGAAGTTCCTCCATCAAAGAAATATGCAACTTCGGGATCTTGAATAACTCCGTTAATTACAACTAATAATGAATTAGAAAGATTTACTTGTGTCCCTTCCTGTGCTTCAAAACTTATAAGTTCATCGTTGTAGAAAAGTGGAAATCTAGTTCTACTGGAGTCTTGGAAATTTTTAATTGAATCTATGTAATCAAATTCGCCAAATTGCCATGCTCCGATAGAATCGTTATATACATCATCAACTATCAGCAAAAATTCAGAAATTGTTGATGAAAGAGTACTATGTGTGACTAAACCAACTGGTCTAATAATATCTCCTTTTCTGAATCCATATCCATTTCTTGCAATTTTGAAGTTTGAAACTTCGAATGTATCAGAACCTATTCCACTTGTTGTTGCAGCACCTACTTCAACATCAACTAATAAACTAACACCAGTTCTTGTAGTATTACCGAATCCCAATCTAGAAATTCCTTCTATCTCAAGACCTTCATAAGTTGGTTCCGAAACAATTATTTCGGGATTTGAATATCCAGATCCCCCATTTCCAACTACGATAAGAGATAAACTTCCACCGGCTCCAACTAGAGCAGTTGCTGATACTACTGCAGCAGCACCGGTATGTCCGCTTTCATGGACACTCACACCTATTGCTACTATTCCATTATATCCAGATCCAAAAGAACCACCAGTTAATGCTGTGGTAAATCCTGCTATAGAACCACCTGCACCAACTACGGCACTCACAGCAGCACCAACTAGAGGTGCATATCCAAATCCACCAGAGGATCCTAGGGAAACAATTACTCCTCCTCTTGGTAATTGATTTGCATTATAATCAGTACTTGACAAATACTTAGTTCCATCCGTAGAAGTTATTCCACTGAAAGTAACACTTGTTACACCCACAATACCTTCATCATTCAATGAAAAATTATTATCTGGATTATTGAGTGTCGAAGGCGTTTGAAAAATGCCATTTATAAACAAAATACCATTACCACCAGTACTTCCAATTCCAGTAGTATTTGCTCCACCAACAGTTAATGTGAATGTTGCTCCTATTCCTGTAAATTGATCGGAAATATCATCATATATTTGATTGGTATCGTAATTATTTCTTAGATAAACTCTACCAGCAAAATCTGCTTTTGCTGGTTCAAGATTACTTGAATCTTTTTCTGTTGAAGTATTTCCTTTCGGAGGATCTACAAAGTGAATGTTTCTACCTGAAATGTTATATGAACCTCTATAAATTCTAACTTCATCTCCAGCAGAATGAGATGTTGCTGAAGAACCAACTACTCCTCTCTTAACTTCAACCAAAGATGACTGACCTATTCCCGTTATTGGTCCAACTGCTGTAGTTCCAACACCAACACTCAAAATCTTCATATATTCATCATTAATTTTTATCAAATCTGTCGGAGTTATTGAAGAAATTCCACTTAAACTGAAAAATGTGGATGTCGTTCCAATCTGACCCCCAGGATTTCCTGATAGTGTATATGCAATTGGAGTAAACTTCAGTGGGTATTGTGCTATATTATCTAATGTTATTAGTGTTTTTTCATTACCTAATAACATTGATAATTCATGAGCATTTCCTTCACCAGATGATCCGAAGGATACATTTACACCCGCTTCCGCATTCGCTCTAGTTGTGGCAAGTTTAAATTCGTCATCATTTTCTCTAATTGCATATACGACCGATGGTAGAGGTGTTCCAGTACCATATGTCATTGCAGTTGATCCAACTCCAACAAACGTTGATTGTGGAGTATATGAAAGAGCTTCACCAGTTCTGAAGAAGTGATTGTCGATTGTAAATACACCAGTACTAAGATTTAATTGTAAAGAGTTGGTTGGATTGAAAGTTTTTCCAAAAATTGGAATTCCGTTAGATTGTGCTATAAAATCAGTTCTGTCAATTCTATTTCCATTTAGAGCATTATAGAATTCGACATTTAAAGATTGTGTTATATCACCATATTGATGAATAGGTGGAGTATTACTTGAATCTAATTCTGTATAAAGTATTTCATTAAGAGAAGATACTTGTAAAGATGATGTCATTGAAGCATCTGGATAGAATTTGAGTATGAAGTTTTCTCCAGAATATTCCACACCAAATGTTCCCATCCCACTCTGTGCATCAGTTACTCCTATTCCTCCAGCAGAAAGGAAAGATGACTGCTGAACATAATTATCAAGGACATTATCCTGCAAAGCTAATACATTATGAACTGCCTTTGTAGATCCCATACTCACTTCAACCAAAGATTTAACTGAGTTGAATAAGTTTCTATCAAAACTTATGACTGTTGTTGCAGCAGCAGAAACTGTAGTTTCATATGCGGATTTAATTATTGCACTTCTTTCAGATCCTTCTGGTTGAGATGGTAAAATAAATCTATGTGTTCCTACTCCTACTGAGGTAGTTCCAAACCCAACGATTTTAGATCTCAGTTGAACATCATTTGCAGTATCATTAGTATAACTTAGATTTAAAACACCAGAACTAATATCAGCACCAAAAGAACCGATAAAATTGAAAGATGAAGCGTTCTCATTAGTATCAAAATAATACTCGGATAAGAAAGTATCCGTGCCATTGTGAGTAATATATAATTCTACAAAATTAAGTTCGTTTGTATTGGATTGAATAATTTGTGTATTAACATGCAATGATGTAAATTTATCCGTAGCAACTCCAATAATAGAACTGGTTATTCCAGAACCACCAGAAGTCACGACGCCACTAAAACCGGTTAGATTTATAAATCCGATGGATGTGGTTCCAACACCAGAAATTGAAGATCCGAAAGTATTTTTAATAAATTTAAAATCATAATCAATATTATCTGGATCATTAGGTGTAAATTTAAATATATTCTCATCTGTTACAGAAAAACTTCCATAATCTTCACCCACTACAGAAGTTAAAGCTGATCCAATATTAGCAATATTTCCTTTTTCTAATAAGAAATTGCCTCCATTGTTATCACTAATAATAGTAAATTCTGCTAATTGAACTTGAGTATTATTAGTATTAGTTACTCTAACCAAAACATCATCAAAAGAATCTGAATTATTAAAGGTAAAAAGATTTTTACTATCACTATCTGTAAAATTATTTAAATTTGAAAATGTATTACTAATATCATCAATTTTTAAAACTACATTACTTTTTGATAAGGTAAAATCAGTTAATTTTTTATTTTGTAATTTTAAGAACTTGGATTGAGAACCAATAACATCAATGTCAAGGACATTATCAAAATTATAAATGGTGTCTACTCTAAGTTCTTCTAAAAGATCACGTATTACGGTGAATGCTGTTGTACTGCCAATACCAACATTTGCTGTTGAAGATATTCCAAGATCTCCAAAATTCTTAAGACCACTAGTATGGACAAGACTATTGACGGGGGTTCTAAATTCTCTCCACTCAATAGGACTCTTAACTGTATATGAAAGATTTTGATAATAATCGTTGTCCGGAATTACCTGATCATCAGAACTTAGTTTTCCAATGTTATTGTCCCATCCTATTCTTTTTTTATTGGAGAAACTAACTTCAAATCTGCCATTATTTCTTACAATATGATCTATAGTAGCAATATTTGAACTTGCTTGTCCTGTAAGAATATCGCCAACAATTACATCTTCATTATCATCTCCAGAAATTTTTATAGATCCTGGATTGAGTCCAGAAACTATTAAGTTAGAATTTTCTCCATTGATAGATAATTTTTCTCCTAAAGTAAATTCGGATATTTCTTGAATAATGTCAAAAGTTGGATAATCAGATTTTTTAATTATATTTCCAAGAGAATCTTGAATTGTCTTGGCAGTTCCTATGTTAGTTGTAAATTCACTCAGATCAATTGTAATCTCATCTTGAGTAATACCTCCAACAAATTTAGAGTTTTTATATTCACTGATAGTGAAGAATTTATATCCATAGTCTTCAGAGTTAAATCCAGAACCTGCAGCACCAACTTTTTGAATTCCCTCAATAAAAACTTTTTCTCCAACACTAAATGAACTAGTGCTAAATCCGAGAGCCGGTGTTGTTATTCTGCAAACAAATCTAGTATCTGTTTCTTGAATAACTCTTTGAACACTAATTCCATTTGTGTTCTCTACAGCAAATAATTCTGCCGATTTATCAGGAAGACCTTTGGGTAATTGAAGAACATTAACTGAGTTAATAGAGTTTCCGACAACACTTGCTGCTAAAATTCCTCTATCAATTGACTGCCCAGTACCAGTGTCTACTATCACTATTTTTGGGGGTTCCGTATAATTTTTTCCTCCATCAATAACTGTAACTATTCCAATAGTGTTGGAATTTTTAATCGTAATTATTGCTGGTATATTTGCTTTTGGTTGTAAAGTTCTATCAGAAGAATATTCAAATCCTTCATTAATTATTCTCACATTTTTTGTATTACCAATAGATTTGGAAGATGCAATCAAATTGGCATCTTTTGCTGTGGTATTTGAAGAACCAACATAATTTGGTAATTTTTTATATCCAGACCCTCCAGAAATAATATTAATTTTTTCAATTGGTCCATCTGCATTTAATGAAGTTGTAGAATATTCTAAAGTAGAGCATTCGGATGATTCATAAGATAATTTTTCTGGAATTTTATTGAGTGCAACATTAAATGTTGTTTCTCCAATTCCCGAAATAGGATATGTAGAATTGTAAGAACTTTTAATATATGATATTTCCGAATAATTATTAACCTCGGCATCTGCAGTGCTAATATATCCAGATTTTTCTAAGTTATAATATAGTTTTTCTGGTAAAATATTAGTAGAATTGTCAGTGTTATAATTAAGAGTTAACTTAGCATTAGGACTAATACCAACAGTTCCTACACCTGCAATAGTTATTCCACTAGTTGAACCAGTAGAAACAAATTCATTATTAAATTGGTTGTCGCAATAAATTTTTAATAGGTATCCATCTAAAGTGGAATCTGACAGATCAAAAACTAAACTATTATTTTTGACTACTTCAATTTTTGGATTTATTGGAGAAATTGTTTGTGTTCCGCCGCCAGTGTTTGCAATACTCACTACAGTAGGAGGATTCAATGTAGAGTTAATATATGTCTCGGAAAGTTGAATAATATCGTCATTTATTCTATAAACATAGTAAGACCCGGTAGATAATCCGGAAGCAGGTAAAGATGCAGCATAACTTACTTTTTGACCTGTTTCTAATTTGTGAGAATTGATTGTAATCTGATTAGTTACAGAATTAATATTTGAAGGATCGATAGTAATTGGATTTATAATGAGACTATCGGTAAGAGTGTCTCTCTTTACAATTACTGATGTATCTGTTCCTATTCCTCCAAAAATTTTAGGTTGAACATCTAAAGTAATTTTATCTCCAGAAGACAATTTATGATAAGTTTGTCCAGGATCTACCGTATTCAGACCAACAGTTGAAATTGAAACAACTGAGTTAATTCTTTGAACTTTTGATTTCTTTTGTACATTGATACTTTCAAATAAATATTCGTCACTATCAGTTCCGTTATTGCGGAAAAATACCTCCTTAAACTCATTTCCAATTCCTGTTTTAATACCAATCGAATTTATTGTTTTTCTTACAACATATACTGTGGTAGTAACTCCCGATATTGGTAAGTCATATGGAGTGCTTGAAGATGTATTGGAAATTGAAATTGCGCCACCAGCCGGAACAATCAAATTGACCGGTTGATTAGTTACAAATGGATGATTTTCAATATAAATTCTTTGCGTTAGAACATCTCTAGTAATAGAAGAATCTCCAAATTCAAAAGTCATTGAACTTGATATTCCAACAGTAATACCAACACCTACAGATTTTTTGGGATTGAAGTACGCTTTATCAGTTACTGAAGACTCAAAATAACTTACATTCTTTGGTATTGTGAAAAAATCTGGAATATATTCAATTTTTGTAGTGGCAGTATGGGAGGTTCCAACTAAACCTCTCTTAACTCTGAGAATATTGAGATTGGGAAATATATTTAATACTTGTAAAGTTTCAGATCCAATTCCAACACTGCTACCAATAGAAACGGAATTTGGAATTTGAGATACGTATATCTCTGTAGTTGCTGCTCCGGGAGATGCATCAGACCCAACTATTGGTGAAGAAAGATTGGAATAGAAAGAACTAATTCCAATTTGAAAATTATTATTTAATTGAGATAAATCACTACTAAATCCAGAAATAGTTACATATTCTTTATCTCTAAGATTGTGCTGAGGTAAAATTGAAACTTTTACTCCATTTTCTCCATTCCAAGTAAAGATAGCATCATCATAAGTTTCTACCGAAGTTTGTATATCATATACATTTTTTCCTAATATTGAAGTTACTTTTGCAATAACTCCATCACCATTAGTTTCAGTGCTATCAAAATTTAAGGAATCATTTACTTTATACCCGACACCTGAATTTAAAATATTAATTTTTTCTATTGGTCCCTCTGTAATAGACTCAATAACTGATTTTTGTCTCGAAATTTCATTAGTTTCAATCAAAAAATTATTATCTACAAACGGATCAGACACTCTATATGGGAAAGTATTTCTGAGTAAATTGGAATTTTGAAAATTAAATTCTTGATTTAATAGTTTATTTTCATCTAAAGTATTTGTTCTGTATTTGTCTCCAATAAAATATGGGAATTGTGGTTTCCCATTGTTATCAATAGTGGCAAAATATGCATAAACGCCATTAGGAAAATCTACCGTTTTTGTAAATCTGCCATTGTGCCTGTCCAAATTTCCAGAATTTGTGTATTCATAATCTTCAATAAAAAATCCATCGTCAAATCCGGAAGGTCTATCAATAATTCTAGAAGAATTTTTAATATATCCCGATTCTAAACGTATTGGACCAGAACTTGTATCCAATACATCGGAGTTTGCATATGGTCCATATATTGGATTTCCATCATATGCCCAACCAATTATCCCAGAAACTTTACTCTGAACATCTTTAAATGTAGATCTCAATTCAGTGTAATATCCAGAAATAGAATATTGTAATTTATTTTTAGTTTCTTTTAATATTTCATTTCCATACTTATTAACATTATTAACACTTAACGATCTAATTTCAGTATCAAAAATAACACCAGACCCACTAGGAATGACTCTAATAGAAGTGGAGGTGCTAGAGTATCCTATACCAACATTAATAATTTTGACATCTGTTATTTTTCCGGATGTTGATATAACTGGTCTTAATGAAGCACCAGATCCAGATCCACTGGAATCTATAACCTCTAAGTTAGGAACAGAAAAATATTCTGATCCCCCAAACTGAATATTTACAGCATTAATAATTCCACCAACTATAATAGGTTTTAATTGTGCATTCTTTCCATTTTTTAAAGTAATTAAAGGTTTCTTTTCAAAATTAATGGCACTTGATCCATATCCAGTTCCTGCCTCATAGATATACGCATCAATAATGCTACCCTTTACTAAAGGAGTTACTGATAATGTTCTATTAGATACAGTTGTTCCGACACCTACAGATGTGAATTCAATAGAAACAGAAATATCAGGATAAGCAAAATTTTGATATCCAACTCCCGTTGAAGATAATTTGACAAAATTGTTTCTTTCATAATTTAGTGGAGATGTTCCACCAACTCCAGCATTAGCGACTTTAAATGAATCATTATCAATTTTTATAATTTGATAATGAACTGATGTCGTTGTTATTCCTGTTGAAGTTGTTAAACCAGTAATTGATGTTCCATCAGTGGAATAAAGAATTAAATCTCCATCAGCAAATCCATGATTTTTAAAACTAATCAAACCATTTGATGTAGTTATTCCTGTTGGAGAAACTATTAGTTTTCTATTAGTATATCCACTTCCGCCATTAATTACGTCAACAGAAGAAATTGTTTTAGTTTTTTCCTTAGTCTTAAATTTATGAATACCAGTGGTATAAAGAGTGCTAAGACCTACAATATTATTATTTGAAGAGTAATCATCATATGATTCAAATAATTGAACTGTGGTGTTATTATCAACTTTTATAAAATAAGAACCATCGCTAACTAAAGATGAAGTTCCTATTCCAACTCCAATTCCGGTATTTTTGTTAGAATCGTAAATTACTTCTTGACCATCTGAAAAATTATGATCTGTTAAAAAAGTTATTTGATTTGTATTATTGTCTATTCCACCACCTGATGATATTAATTGTCCATCAAAATTTACTTCTCTAACTCTTTTACCAACTATTGCCTTAAGATCAGCTCCAGTACCATTTCCACCAATTACTTCAATTGAGGTGACATTATCAATATCAAAATTTTGAATATCAACATCAACACTTTCAATAGACCCCTGAATTACTGGACGACATAATGCAGTTGTCCCCAAACCAGCAGAAACTAATAATTGCGGCAAATTAATCACATCATAATTACTGCCACCATTTAATACTTTTATAGAATCTAAAGGTCCATAATAAATTTTATCTCCAGATTTATAATTTGCAACTTCAACACCATTAATTAACATGCCAGTAGTTCCTGGTATAGTTAATTCTCCTTTTCCATTTTTATTATTTGGAGGGATATTGAATTTTTTAAGAAGTTTTTGTGCTCCTATCTCTCCAACTCTATGTTCAAATAAAGTAAAAGTATGCTTATTCATTCCAGAACTTGGAACTGAAAAAGTTACAAATTCAGTGGATCCTATAAAAGATGAAGAATTGTACAACCTAATAGTTTTTTTATCGGATGCTAAAACTTCAACAAAATAAGATCCTTCAACTAGTCCTTCTAGAGGATCTACATCTGGTTTGTATAATATTCTATCTCCAGTAAGAAATGGTGCATTTTCGGAGAAAGTAATAGTTGTGTAATTATTTGATTGATTAATATTTCCTAAACTTATTTCCGAATCTATAAACGCAGAATTAATATTTTTAGTTATTTCATATGTAAAGAATGTAGTAAGTCCCGTTGTTGAAGAAGGTAACGAATTGGATGCAACATATCCAAAATTTTCTGCACTATCAGTATATACGTTTTGAATATCTCCTAAGATAACAGAATTTCCATATTCTATGGGCACACCTGTACTTCTTGCTTTATTGATTTTTCTTCTTAAACTGTACTCTACATTGGAACTTGGACTAAAAGTAAAGTTGTCTAAACTAATTGATTTTTTATCTGGAGAAATATCAACTACATGGGTAATACTTGAAGGTAATGTAGGAAATACTACTTTTCCTGGATTATTGTCACCACTTTCTATAATTTCTACACTATCCCCTTCTTTTAAACTAGATTTGTCAATTTCACTTTTTAATGTTAATGATAAATTAACACCAAAATCTTTTATTTCATAAGATGAACTAGTATTGTATATCCAGGAATTTGCAAAAATTTCTTTATATGTTCCTTTGCCGATACTTGGGTTTGCAATTAAATCGCCAATATTATTTACAGAAATTGTATCACCTTCAGAAATATCCAAATCTTCAGATACCTGAATAAAATTGGATAGTACTCCAGTTAATCTTATTTCTACTCTTTTGTCAGAATCTCCATTTTCATATCCAAAATAAATTTCATCTGATCTGATATTACTTGCAGATGAAATTGTTGATGCAACTCCGGTACATCCGATAAATTGATTAATAGTTTTGTCAGAATAAGTTACACTATTGATACCAGAAATAACCATTCCGGTTTGTGCAAAACCAATTGTAGAGTCTACGGTAATTACAGAAGCACCTATGGCAACAGTTTCAATATTTTTTGTACTAGGTGTAATGTTAAAATTTCCCTGAATTGTTGAAGATTCATCATATCCAATAAAAAGAGATAATTTAAAATACTGCTTATTATTTCTGGTAAAAGGTTCTATTTCAGATATTGCTGCTGTAGTTCCAGAATCTGTGGATTTGGTTATTGTTTGTCCTACTAATTTTGAAGGATCTCCACTAATTACTTCGGCAATTGCAACTTCTCTTCTGAGATACTCGGCAGAAGATGGTTTAATTAAATAATTCTCTAAATTTACTACTCTTGGTGTTGCTCCATATAAAACATTAAATAAGATTCTAAATGATTCGTCAGTTCCTTTTGATTGATAGAAAGATTTTGCTTCTTTTATAAAATTTCCAGCATTTAATTCTTTCGCAAAATCAACGTCCTCTAATCCGGGCGCAAAAGTATATTTTAATTTTTTATAAAAATCTCTTAAAAATAAAGAACTTAAATTATATACTTTCGCATCTTTAGTATGGTTTTCTTTTGAGGTATCAGAAAATACAAGTTCCTCTTGATTTAACTCGCTATGATATGAAGTGATGCCACTAAATCCACGTTGACATCCAGTGAATGAATTTGTAGTGATCCCAGTATAGGTTATAACCTCATTATTAATCTTAAATAATCCATACTGTCCAGGGAATCCTTTAGTGCTATTTACGGCGATTGTAGTGTCCGTAGAGGAGATTCCTGAAGTAACATGGGTACTATCAACTATAACTTCTGGAGTTAAGTTGTCTAATTTTAGATATTGATCCAAATTATCGACAATATCAACTGGTCCACCTTGATGTTCCTGAGAAATATAATATTGCTTTAAAAATTCTACTGTTTTTGGATTTTCATCCAAAATGAACTCAGGCAGTTGATTGTCAATAATTTGTTGAATCTTGACTTTAGATTCAAATCCAGTCTGTATCATACTACTCTCTTATTAGATTCCCGTTTAAGTAACTTGATGTGTAATAGTCTCTAGTAAATACCGTTCCCGATATTTCGTCTCCTGATGAAATAACATCCTTCACCATATTTATTGAACTTGCTGAGATGTTAAAATTAAGATACAAATCTTTTAATCCAACCACATCATTTGACTCCGGAAAAGCCTGAATTTCAATAATATTGTTTTGTTTTTCTGTTGAAGTAATTTTTATGGTGTTAATATTGATTTCGCCTTTAATATAATCAACAGTTCCTGCTGATTTTACAACAATTCTTGTCGATTCATTGCTAACTGGTTTTACAATTGACAAAATCCCTGTCATTCCATCAGAATTAGGAATATCTGTCAAATAAACAACGTCAGGATCAGATGCAATTCTAAATCCGGTTGATTTAATATTATATCCGGTTAAATTTACATGAAATCTATTTCCATAGCACAATTCATACTGTGCAAATTGATTTACTACTGCTTTTAAGTCTCTTCTAATCCTAACTTTGGTAATATTAGAGGTTATAGAGGTATTAGTGTTGTCAATAATTTGTTGAATTTTACTATATCTAAATCTTCCACCAAATTTGTTAATTTCTAAAGAATTTGAATAACTTTTGAGGGTACTCAACACTCTTGTCCTTAAAGTTTCGGCAGTTGATATTCTTGAATAGTCATAATAAACTGAAGAATCAATTTCAACGTATAAAATTTTAAGATCTGTGATCTTTTGGTTTATTCCAGAGACAGTATATTGTTTTAATTGTGATAAAATTCTAGATTTATTGAAATCAGAGACAAAAGTTCCATTTTTTGGTTTAATACTAATATTTACAGTGCCAAATTGTGGAGGAGTCATCTCTTCTCCGCCAATCACAGCAACAGATTCCGTGTCTGGATAAATGCTCTTAATAATTGCCTCATAATCACGACCCGTTACTGCTCTAGATTGTGCAGAATATATTTTTGGGGCATAATATCTAACTGAATCCACAGATTCAATTTCAGATCCATTCTGAGATGCTTGATTTAATGTGATTGTTATATTGGAGGGATTAATATTATTGTTTTCTGAGGTCAAAAAACTTCCAGCCATAGAGAAATTAGATACTCCATTACCTTCAGTGCCATTTGATATAATATAATTGGCAGTAATTATATTACCATCAGAATTTTGATCGGTTCCAAGTTTTTTTCCTATTAATCCATCACCAAAAAGTAATTGATATTTTTCATCTTGTATCTCTTGAAGAAGATAAATTTGAGAACTTGGTGTTACATTAACGATATTATCAACTAAGGAAATACTCAATCCCAATTCCCACATCATTTTCTTTTTTGATATAAACTTTTAAACTAGAAGTATCAACGAATGAATTATCAATAATAAATTTCTGATCAAGAGAACCATCATATAAGAATTGTTTGGTTAAGTATGTGCCCTCATAAATTTCAATATTATCAAAAGTTGCAACTCCGTTGACAAAACCTCTAGTAAGGTCCTCTGGTATTGAAAATACGTATGAAGTATTGGCAGAATTACCAGTACATACAAGACCTCTCTGAAGCGTCACCTGAGAAGATGAATCTCCACTAGGTCTTTGTATTGAAAATGATATTTGTGCCCTTGCAGAGGTTCTAGAGCGGGGTACATAACCAATATTTCTTGCTAATGAAACAACATTTTCTCTGAGAGTGGCAGAATCCAAAAAGGATTCATTCACAATCATATTTGAGTTGAATGCTGTGATATATGTGTTATATGCTAGAGTGTCTATTAAGACGGAAAAGTTAGATCCCTCAAAATCAAAATCGGTGAAAGTCGAATTTGCACGAAGATAATCCTTGATGGATGTTTTTATCTGATCAAAATCTAGATTTGTGTACTTAGTAAAAGGCATATTATCTCGTTGCCTCTAATAGGAAAGAAAATTCTTGAGTTGGAAACTCTTGTCCAATAATATCAAAAATGATTGTGGCATTAAATGTATTCCTGTCCGGAAAAGGATCAACCTGAACCTGCACATTATTAATTCTTGGTTCAAAGTTTTCAAGTGCAATCTCTATTTGATTTTGAATTACTGACGCAGTACCAAAATCAACAAATTCGAAGAGACTACTTCTGACTTCAGATCCTAATAAGGAATTAAAAAATCTTTCGGTAGGGATAGTTTCTACTATATTTCTTACAGACCTACGAATCGCGTTCTCATTTTTTAATATTTGTATTTTTACGTTCTTTTGCAGTTTTCCAGAAATAATTTTCATCATTTCCAAGTCCATCACGGTCATGACCATTCTCAACTTGATAATATACAGTTGAAACCTTAAAATCTGGAATCTTTGGTTCCTCAGGTGTCAAACTATTGTCAAAAATTCGTGTCCTATTGTTTGGATAGAGTGCAAACTGTCCATTATCTAGTTCAATCAGGTTATGTGACTTATGTTCTGATGGATTTTCACTTGTTGCATAGTCAACTGCATCAGGATCTTGATGATAATTATCAATTGTACAAATATATGTACCCGTTTGTGGTCCATAATCACGAGTATAACATTCATAGTGCATACTACCAATAAATTGCTTCTGAACTACAGTAACACCATAGTCCATACAATTCCAAAACTGTAGGTTATGTAATTCCATATCAGGTGTTGGTAGTTCTGGAGACGAAACAAACGCACTAATAGGCAATTTATCATACATTGCTGCATATTCAGGTAAATATGTCTCAAAATAAAAAGCACGCCCAGGTATCGACTTAACCGATACCCAGACGCCCTTTACAAATTCACCATGACCACTTTGATGATCAGTGAGATATTCTTTTCTTACCCATACTTCATACGAAGGTAAATTCGCAATCAAACAAGGCATCTTGGTTGACCTGTCTCATAAAATTCTATGGACAGGTCTTCTATTTTATCAAAAAATTCTGTAGTATCTAATCGATCATAAAGAATTTTATCATCTACAAGAATTCTATGAAATTCCTGACGTGCCATCTTAGATTACTCGCATCTTTTCGTGTCCAACGCGAACACGAGGATCACACCAAATCTCGAAATCCTGCCTCCTTTGCATCAAGACAGAATGAGACATCCTCTCCACACATATCCTGTACTTCGCCACTCTCAAAGACTTGCATCTTTGGTGCAAACCATGGATACTTCATCTCATTATTCTCAAAGACTCCGTGCTTGATCAGTAACCATCCAAATCCTGCATAATCTACAGTGAATGGAGATCTGCGCTTTGAAATACTCTCAACCGTTTCATGATTCATCACTCCACCATTGTTACGGAAATCATCCTCTTCCATCCAATGTGCCACTGAGGTCGTTCTACCATCTTCTGTGGCATACCATCCATGCAATGTCTTGATCCATTAGAACCAATTGCCAAAACTTCTCAGTGTTGAAAATAATATCACTATCAATCCATAACTGATAATCATAATTTAATTTTCCGTCCCATGGCAATTGATCCGGACCACGCAATACATTTGCTCCAAGACACTTGCATCTTGCAAAGTTGACCATGGACGAGTAGTCTTGCGAAATCTGGATGCTTGCTCCTGATTGTACTAAGTCAAAACAAAGTTGTACAAAATTCTTTAGATACGCATAAGAACATCCTCTCCCAGGAAGACAAAAGACAATTGCCTTTCCTCTTACCATTTCCTTTGCTTTATCGTAATCCCACTCTGCTGTTTTTTTGACCGGCGTTTTTGCCTTTACCGTGAATCCTTTTGCCATAAGAATAACAATTTACTTTCGAATCATACAACATTATATAGCGATTGTCAAGGACTCTTCTCTTCTGCTAAAACAATCTCATTTCCATCCACTAACCACCTTAAAGTAGTGCCCTCATACCATTGCATTTCATTCAAAATTACTTCGGGCACCGTTACATAATAATCCCCAGTCACAGGATCGACCTCTACTTCACTAAAAATTTTCTCGGAATTTTTTTGCATATACACGAACCTTACACTTGATTTTATATAGCGAAAAAAAATTTTATGTGCCTTGGAATTTTATCGCCCTCTTGGAAACCTTTGTAGGTTAGGGGAGTCATGGGTTTTTATAAACGCCCCCCCTTTAACGGGGGGACTGCTGTATTCACGAACGACTGATTATGCGACTGTTGTGAACTTAGTGTTGTTGAAGTTAGCAACAGAAAACTGCTGACGATTAACCAATTTATATGTACCCAACTCAGTGGAGTAGACATAACCCTCACCATCGATTCTGTCATAACCGATGTATGCCTCAGGACCTACATTTCGGCACTGATTCATCAACTCTTCTTTCAAAACTATCATCAACCCGTAGAGGTGCATGAGTGACTCATTGCCCATGAAGTCCTCACCGGTCATAGGATAACCCTCACGAATTGACTTATTCACATTTTGCTTAATCTGTGCCGCGTCTCTATCACTTACGAACGCGGTCTTATCATACACCTGACGAATCAAGTCTATGACGGGAGGCATCTCAAACTGATCCAATCCGTCATCATACTGACCGCTCCAGATATATGCCTTAGGGAATACGAACTTACAATAGACTGTATCGGTGATCATAAACCTTAGCGGTTCTGCCACGGCATCACGTAGATCGGATTCTGCCGTGTAGAGCGTATGCGGCGCAACGATGATTTCCTCTTCTACGATGTCATCGAACTTATAGGTGATTGTGTTCGGTGTGTATTCATCAGCACCACCGAATCCGATGAAGTCCCCCTGAATAATACCTCCAACCCGTGGTAGATAGTCGAAGCACTTATGCAGAATTGTTGCAACCTGTCCCGTGTGGTTTGCATCGATGTCCTGATGCGATTCGTTGATTTTGATCTTTACTTTGTTGAATACGGATTTGGTCCCCACAAAGAACTTACCCGATGCAGGATTAGTCCCCCAAACGATTGCCGGAGCACCATCAATTTTCACTGATAAGTCACCCTTCATTTTGAGAGATACTAAAAACGAAGTATCCCCAGTGAGGATTGTATCTTCGGGATGTTCGATGTGGAGGTTTTTTGTCATGTTGTGAATTAGGATTTTGAAGGATTAGAGGGAGATTTGGGTTAGATAGGGAATGAAATATTTGCTGCCTCAGGGTTGCAATAGTAGCGATTCTTTGATTCTACATGACCCTTGTAAGAAGAGAGCGCCCCGGCATGGATATACGCAGGGAGTGCCGCACCGTCGCTGGAAACCCACAGGGTGCGACGGGTTGAAAGGGAGGTAGCAATGCGGAACATGATCAGAGAAGAATCAGGATGAGAACGATTGAATAAAAGCGGGCATAGCAGCGTGCCCACTCCTGCTTAGTTTTGATCATGCGAACACGTATCCATTGACGAACTCATCAGCGTTGTAGACCTTGCTCTGACCTGCCTGCCCTACAAATTTGCGGACGTACCAAACAAAATCCTTCTGGAATACTCCCTCGCCAGTGATGCAGAATTCAGAGCACAGGGCGTTGAGTCTGCTCTTGGTGGTATTGGACTGCCAACCGCCGTCAAAGATGGTCATGGAGTCGTCATCGATTGTTGCAATCTGATTGCCGTGGAGATAGACGAAACTCACACCCTCAATGGTGATCACCTGAGTGTTGCCTGACTTCCAGTCTTGGTTCGCCTGGATGGCGGCGTTCATCTGGGTTTCGATCTTACGCATGAGAAGAGAGAAGGTTTAGAGCGTGTGGCGGGCGTTGTCCCCTCCACTTCTATACAATACACGATTTTGAGGGTCGTGCCAAAATCGTGTGGCACTAGTCCGACTGTCACATGCGGTCTATGCTGCGCTGGATTTGGTCGTTACGCTCTTGCATGATCTGCACCATATCAGAATCCAACAGATCGATGAGGAGGTTGGCACCCAACAAAATAACAATGGCAGAAAGACAGATACGCATGAGTTTGTGTTACTTAAGGTTTGCTTTGTTGATGACTGTAACCCATTCAGTCGGGGGTGATAGTTTGTTGGATACCTTTACCCAACGACCTTTGAACTTAACGATGGTGAATTTCATAGGTTTGAATTGAACTCATTGTGACAATCAGCAACGAAATCTACAAGTTCTTCGGTACAATCAAGACCGAAACGATCGCATACCCAATCGATTGCCCCTTCCAGATCAGGCATCATTTCCAGCATGTACTGAGAGAGGTCTGATGCGATCATCTCTTTGAGTTGGCGCATGTCGCTCTGCATGGCATAGGTACAAGGGTCGGTGTAGGTCTGCATTTGGTTGATTTCTTTCACCCTTCTACAATACACGATTTTGGACCCTGTGCCGAAACCTTGTGCCACCTCTCCGATCGTCCACGGGCAGCTGACCTGAGTATTACTTAGTCTCCACTAATTCCTGCTGTTGTAACATTAGTTGCTCCTCTGTAACCTCATCCACACAGTCTTGAATCATGGTGTAGATGTAATCTATCTGCCCAACATCATCAAAGATACGTGCAACAAGTGTAGGATCATTTACCTCAATATCATAATCAACCTCACCATTTTCATCCTTCATATGAATATCTTCCTTGGTATAAATCCATGCGGCACATTCTGCATCTTCTCCCTGTTCTTTGATCATACTTGATACTCGGTCTTGAAGTTGCTTGAGAGTGTAGTTCATGATTTGAATGAAGTGAGGTGAGTGTTACTTAGTCTCTCAATTATCAGGGAATTGTGCAAGTTTGGCATCGGCAAGTGCTGCTACCATAGTCCAGACCTTTTCTCCACTAATAACATTTTCGGCACAAATATATTCTACTGAATCCTCAACGATTTCAAGGACTTCAATTGCTTGCATTTCAAGTTCGGTCATGGTAGTGTTAGATAGGGTGAATGAGTGAGTGTTACTTAGTAGTCTGTATTTCCTTCAATATATTCTTCTACGTTGAACTTCTTATTATCTTCTCCCTCTTCTTTGTATTCAATCACATCATAAATCTCACCTGGCATGTCATTAATCTCAGAGAAAATGTCAGTGTCGAAAGTGTCGTAATCCATTTTGATGAAAATTGTTTGACTTGAAACTACAATACACGATTTTCAGGTCTGTGCGCGTCTTGTGTGACAGTTTGTTGATTGGCACACTTTAAACTAGTGTCTTGTGCCAATCGAATTAGTGTCACACTAGTAGTTGCTTACAAGTTCTTCCATGCTAACTTGAACATTCTCATCACCTTCTAGACCTAGAACTTCATTCCAGTCATAGGATTTTAGGTCTAGATCTTCATAACACTCAATTTCTAGTGTAACACTCACAATGCGTTTATGTGCGTACATGTGTATCTCGTGTGATGTTTACGTATTATATCATGCGTAATGTTTGTATGCAAGTTCTTGATAGTCCGTGCTATCTCGTGCATACTCATCATCTAGATCATATGTGTATTGTGTATCATGATGTATATGCATCTCGTCGAGCATATACATCTCGTCGCGAGTATCATGACATGATGTCTCGTAGCCCCATATGTAGAATGTCTCGTAGTCGTTCATGGTTCTCGTCGAGATATCTAGTGTATGATTATATCATGCAATCTCGTTCTATGTCAAGTGTAAGATCTCGACGAGATTTATAATCAATATATTTATACTATAAGATGTCTTTATGTTACATTTTATGTCTCGTCGAGAAAAATTCGCGTCCCGTGGGTTGACAAACCGCGCTCTCCATGATACGCTCGCTAAACTTGCATAAGATCTGATGTTTAGAAGATATTATACTCATAGTTTTCCACAGATAAACAACTAATATCAGGGTTTATCCACACAAATAATACACTTTTCCACAACCTTGTTAAAAAAGAGTTTTATATTTATAATCATATTTAAAACCTATTTTTTAATGTATTACATCTATTATGTCTCATACTATAATACTCACACGTCTTACATATATCCAATCGTTCTTTTTTTAATTCATCACTTGCGAATACTTCTCCTGGTGATAGATTGAATACACTATCCTTTACCACTTCAAATGTAAACTTTGCCAGACTCTTTCCTTGTTCCTTAATTGTAGGAAACTCTTCCCCCTGGGGATGAGCACTCTGTGCGTCCTTATTATCATCCATTGTAATTTGCCAGATGAAACCAACCTGTTGCAATATACTTTGTTCCTTCTAATACTAACCCTCCTCTATGGCAATGTGTCATACCTGCTGGCCATATTAGTAACTTTCCCTTCTCAGGTTGTATCCTTTTCTTATAATATAGGAACTCTGTTTCTCCGCCCTGATAATCATCATTCAAATAGATCATCCATACAAGGCATCGATTGGCATGTTCTAATCCTGAGTTCTCATCGTGCCAGACATGATAACCACCACCGGCAGGAGTCTTCTGTATCTTCTGTGAAAGTGAATACATTGGTACAGTCTTTAGATGACCAAATACATTTACATATTCATCAAAACATAATTGTAATGTTTCATTCAGTAATTGTGAATGATTATCTTTCATTGCAGGATTCATTTCTGCCAAATCTAATGCCCAATCAAATCGTCCGGCATTACTGTTCTCAAATTGATCATCTTCACAGAAGACTGCATCAATATCCTGATAATAATCAAAAGACTTAATAACACCATCACAAAACTTGGAATCATATACATTAGAATATGTTCCTATAAAATCATTGTATTCACCTTTGAGTTCAATTGTTTCCATTCAAATACTCCTTCAGTTCTGAGTTCTTTTCAATAATTGATTGTTTGAGATAATCATAGTGCTCATCATACCATTGTTCGCTATTTGATATCCACTTATCTAATGGACAATCACCAAATGGATCCTTTATCTTATGTGGTAGATAACATCCACAATACTTACATCCTTCTTCGGGTTCATCAAAGTGTTCACATCCATCACAAATTGACCACCTTTCCTTTTGACAGTTCTTTGATGATTCCCATACCTTTCCATCTGATTCCTGTAAAAAGAATTCATCCAGAAAGGCAAATACAATTGTTGCAAGTTTCACATCATTCATCATACTATTATATCATACATTAATGATTCCGCCCTTGATAGTATTGCTAGATGATCCTTGATTGACACTTGTACTCTTCTTGACAATTGCATATCCTGCTTGACCTCCGGGTGATGGTGTAACTCCCCATGTTCCTCCCGTAATACCACTATTTCCAGAATTTCCACTGCTACTTGCACTTGAGTTCGCACATGTGTTAGTATTACCTGCATTACCCGCATTACCTGCACCAGGTCCACCTTGATTACTAAACCCTTGTCCGACTCCTCCATTACCTCCATTGCCCCCATTACCACCGGCAATGTTATTAGTTTGGGATGCATTACAAACAAATGACCAATTCGGACTACAGGAATAACCATTTCTTGCAACTGAATTCCATCCCTGTCCTCTTCTAAATGAACCACCACGACAACGTGATCTTACACTATTCGGATTGGCAGAAGCAATACCATTCACACTAAAATTAGTATTTGCCTGACATGCATTGATTCCTGCTCCATCTCCAGGATAATTTCTTCCGCTACTGCCGTAATTACCACTTACCTGAGTACTCGTGCTACATGAAATAGAAGAACCACTATTTCCACTGTTTCCACCATCTCCGCCGCCACCACCTGCCCATATTCTACCATTACTTCCTAATGTGATTGATACATGATCATAACTGGAAATATTTCTAATATACAATGCACTACCACCATTTCCTCCTCCGGCAGCACCACCCTCACCATAGATTGCACCACCATTCGGTACACTAATTGTTAGGTTATTATAATCTCCATCATCAAACTTCAGTGCATACTTATTGACCTGATTCGCATATATTGTTCCTGTAACATTCATCTGTTTGGTCACATTCTTTGATAAATTAGAATTCCATTCTGATGTATCAGTATCGGCAAATTCTAATTCTTCATCATTTCCACTTTGTGTGATATTATATTCTACAATCGAATCTCTTAATTGTGATGTCTTCCAATTAGATGATGTCGCAACATCCGCATTCTCTGTTGCATTCGGTACTCTGGGACTAATATCAGGATCATCAGACCAGTCAACATCATCCCCGGCATTTCTTAGATAATCAGATGCACTTATATTCGTTCCTGCCAAATCACCAAAAGTATCCCGAATGGCACTGAACTTAATCTCTCCGGAAGTAAAGTATTTGGTTTGTGTGTTATTAATTGCCATTACAGAAACATTTTTTACCCATATTTATTTATTCACATATATTTAATTGCGACAGTGAATCGATGGTCATTTCTAAATGTTGTGGCACGATGCCATAGATTCGCACTAAACACGACCATACGATTCGGTATTGGTAAAATACCATACATTTCATCATTTATTAGAAATTGTGTCTCTCCTCCATCATCTTTGTCCCATCCCATATTTGGATAATACAGGAATGTAATTCCATTATCACCATCGGTATGAAAATATGGACGCTCACATGGTACAAAACAATTCACATACATTCGGTAGAGTTTCTTACCCTGCACCTGCTCTGATGAATCTTTTAACTTCTTTTTGATCAGTTTATATACAAACTCTGTTTCTGGTATATTATGAATCATACCCGTCACAGGTAGATTTGCATCATCTCTCTCACCATATGAATACTCTGCACTCACACAATACTCATGAATAACCTGATGCTCTTCTGCAGAAAAGAACTGATCAATATAATTAAGGTCCATACAATTTGTCCTCTCCGTATTCTGTCAGGATAATATTAAATGCCACACTGATTCTTGGATTGTCCGGTGTTGGTTCTGATTTTGGTACATAGTGCTCCAAATACGGAGGGAACATAATAATACTACCCTCTCTTAATTGTGGTTCATACTTCTCCTCATAGTTATTCGAGTCCAGTTCAATTGAATTAGTCTGCCTCAGTTCTCTAATTGGATCATTGAATACTACTGGTTGATGTACCTCAGGGTCAAACTTTAAGTAATGAATACATGAGAAATGTGGACGTAGTGAAAACATATCAGGTTGCACATGTGTATGCACTTCCTGATACTCACCATCACTATAATAATTAAACCACATATCAAGCACATTCACCTTTGTGGGTTTATCAAAGAACTTAAGAATGTATTTTTCATACAATCTTTGTGTCACCTGACTCTCGGTAAAGAGTTTGAAGTTAAAATTATCTGCATCATATGATGTCAGTAGATTATCAGTCAACCATCCTTCGGGTACTTTTAAATCTCCCTTATCACGATAGTTCTCAATTGCATGAGACAATTCCCTCTTAATTAACTCATTCTCCTTGATATAAGACTGAAAGATGTGTATTGGGAATAATACCTTTTTATATGGGTTCACAAATTTAATCTACCTCAACATTATCAAACCGATTGTATGTATCCATCTCATCTAAGGTTTTGCCGTACTTATTCTTCCTGGTATAAACATACTTCAATTCCTTCCAATACTGTGGATGACAAACTAAAAGTGTATGAATATATTTGTGCCTCTCAATCTTTGTATATTCACAATTTAGTTTTGGTTTGACACCAGTCTCAATCGTAATATACAGTTCATCTACAAAATATACCCAACCTTTGTGAACTATATCATTTTTATTCCAAATAACATAATCATCAACTTTTGGAGTATAGTGCATATTCAAGAGGGTTGAGGTTGAGTTGCATTGCGGTGTATGGAGTCGTAGAACTAATATCTACCTTATCTCCGTGCTTGGTGGAGTTAATAGGCGCATGATAGCATCTCTTCTTTGTACCATAGAATCCCCAGATTGATCGGGGAGGTGTATCAGTATAAGAGAACATGCCATGGTTGATAATCCAAATAGCAAGCATATTTTTTCTATGCTCTGTAACTTCATATGAGAAACCTTCTGGAGATTGATGTATGAAATCACGCGGAAGTTCAATCGTTGTCAATAACTGCTCTGAGTCTGTCTGGCGCGATTCCAATTCCGAGATAGTCTTGCAGTTTGGCATTACATTGTTCCTTGGTCAATTTGCGATTAGAATTGTCGTCCTCAACAACATCCTCCCACCCGACTGTACTCAACTCTTGAATTTTGTAAAGTCTTTCTTCCATGCGGTTCACCTCAAGTGTGTTACTATTTTACTTTAATTTATACCACATGTCAATGGAGGAACTTCAATCATAATCCACTCAGAAGAGAATAGGTCAATCGTGTTCCCCAATTCATAAACCACATGAAAGATGCTATGAAGATTAGTTTGTGTGTGGCAGTCATGCTGGTGTTACATTCCATTCATTTGTCGGAACCATTGTGTTGATGACGTGCTCAACATTTTCGATCCCATAGACTACAACCTGCTGGGTTGAAGTGTAACCATTTTTTTTCTCACGTTTCCATGAGACAACCCATCGATCACACGATACTTTCATACCCAATTCCCCATAAACTCTTCAAGTGTGTAACCCTCTCCAGTTGATGTTTCTTCAATCAATTCTTCGATTGTAAGTTCTTCCATCTCCTTACGATATTCTTCTGATGTTAGATCTTCTGGATCATAATCATCATGGCAGAGATAGTCCCACTCTGCCACAAGTGCATCAATCAGTTGTTCTTTGGTGTAATCCATAATCAGCGAACATAAAGATAAGAACCTGCCCAATCTGCATTTTTCAGCAACCATTCACGTTGCTCAATCAATCGAAGATCGAAACGCACACCCTTAGCAGGTGCTTTGACTGATGCAGGTTTGTAAACTTCACCAGTCTTCTTGTCAATGAAGGCATGAACTGATTCAGTCTGACCATCCACACACTGCATCACTTTGTGATACTTACGACCAGAAATCAGTGCATAAGAATAGTTGCGACCATTTGGATATTGACATAATCACCAGCGAGTTTGAATCAGTGCAGAGTTGAAAAGTTGTGGTTCTGTGTGCATATCAGTCACTTCATACTTGTAACCCTCAACACGATTCTCAACCTCTTTCTCAAACATACACTTTGTTGATGTAGGACTTAGATTGCATCTTGTCGCAGAATGTAACCGTCTTATACATTAGACGCTCGCTGATAGTTCCATCAGAATACTTGACGGGGTAGAAGTCAACAACCATGTGAGCGCCGTTTGCTGTGAGTTGCATTGGGTTACTGCAAGTGCTCCTTCTGGAATCTCAGTCAGTTTTCCACTAATATCGTGCAAATCGTAGCAGATCCACTCATCAGCACGAGTGAAGATGTAAGAATACTCTTCACCATTGTCCAGAAATTCAGTGATGTCATCATCAAGACGAGGAGGGCAATTCTCACCACGAGCAGAATAATACTGAGGACCATATTCCTCAACCTCAACATTTTCGATCACATATTTTGCAACTTTCTTACCAGTCCAGCGATCTTTTGTCCAGCAAGATGACATATCACCACCATCAATCAGTTCTGCTACTTTCTCCTTTGTATTGTAGTGCGTCTTGAGAATCCGACCCAACCAAGTAGGATAACCATCCCAGTGATGATAAACAGAAAGAATAGAGTCATCTGAGAGTTGAATGCCAATGCGTGAGCGAGTTGCCATGCTAGAAAGAGAAGGTGGATGAGAGGCGGCAGAAGTTTGTCTCTGCTCTTATGTGTGTTGCCTCTGGGTGTGTTGTGTCAGGTCTCCCCTCCACTCATCTAATATACATGAGATGGGGGTGCAATGCAAGTCCCTTGTGACACTTATTCAACTGTCCTAATTAGTCTTCACAATAAGAATTTCGTGCGATTCTTTTTTATTATGCTCAACACCACGTTCTTTTTTATGTTTCCCTACACGTTTTTCTCCTGCCTGATATGAATAGTGCCACTGAGGATAGTAAAGATCAAAGTCTTTATAATACTCACGGATTGTCTCACAATTATTATACGACAAAATGAAACTACCTTTGTGATTATGTAACTGATCTCTCAATTTCTCATGATCAAATCCCTTGTGATGCACATCAATGTTGCAATTGGGATACATTCCCTTCAACATTTTATTGTCGGAGTCTTTATCCAAATAATATGGAGGATCTAAGTAAATTAAATCGTTTGGATGATTCGGAATAACTTGATCGAAAGTTTGCTCCTCTACATGCAGATTAGGATTACGATAAGACCTGATGTAATGCACCATCTTATCCCATTTTGTCTGACTCTCATAGATCTTACTCATCCATCCCATATACATCGGACCATAAGAAAGATTGTGATTAAAATAATAATATGCCGCAGCAGTGATATTATCTAATTGAATTGATTCACGTTTGTAGTGATCTGTGCTCCAATCTTTGAGCATCTCTTGTGTATAATCCCATCGAACCAGTTGTTCTTTTATCTCAGCATAGTTCTCCTTAGTAGGAGTCAACTTCTGGAGTGCATCTGCAAACTCATTGGGTGAATCTAACAGTACATTCCAGAAGTTTACAAGTGCATGAAAGATGTCAAATCCATACACGGGGATGTCAAGTTCAGATGACCACTTTGATTCTAAAGAACCTCCCCCAATAAAGGGGGAGATGATTCGCTTGGGATATGGAAGTCTGGGGATATATTCAGTTATAATTTTATATGCCTTAGACTTACCACCAGCATAGCGAATCGGTGTCTTCATACAATATCTTTTGCGTAAATTAGTGTGCCTTCAGGTTCATTCTCAGAGTCTTGACGGAGGAAGACATGCTGAGCACTAGGGTGATTGTGTGCTAGAATCCTCCCATAAACATTTACATCATGCTTAAACATTTCGCAAACAGTTTCTTCAAGTTTTCTAATATCACCAGTTAAGATATTAGCACGTTTTGAAGTAATTGTCGCATTTTTGCGTTTTGGTGCTTTTGCTGCGATAACAAAGCAAGCAGGAAGACCCTTTCGTTGAGCAAAAGCAAGTTTTCTCTCAATGTATTGATAAGAACCAGAGATACCATTGCCTGCCATATTGATAAAGATTAGAACAGCATTACTGGGATCATTATCATCATATTCATCCCAGTATTTCAGTGCCCAGTCATGTTCAAATTTAACCAGAGAATCCAGTTCTTTTTCCATCTGAACATCATCATAGCGAATATATCGTTCAGAAGTTTTACCTTTGCTTTGCAGTGCAACTAGAACTTTGGCGACAATATCTCCCCTGTTTGATGCTGTAATGTGAAAATTATTCTTAGTTTTCTCCTCTACCAGGTCAGAGATTTCTTTTTCGCTGATGTTAGTTCTACCTGTTTTTTGAAATCTCTTTATAGCATATGCAATGGTATCTCCCTTTGTGGGAAGTTGATGAACCAATGTAGCATCTCCATCAACGGGATTGTTGCTAGCATAAGCAAAATCTTCTTTAGCAGTTGCATTTTTGAATCTTACACCCACACCCATCCATCCCTTAAATCCCAATCTATTAGCAACAATACATCTCTTAATGCCATTGATCTTTTCACCAGTATCTACATCATAATAGATAACTCTGCTGCCTTTCGTTACAACTCCCTTAGATTTAACACATCCTTCAAGTGCATCTACAGCATTGTAATCAATTTCATCTCTTCCAGGATTATCAATTCCACCCTCAAATTCATCAAATGCCACCATATGTTTATCGGTAACTATTTCTACACCATCTACACCATAAGTTGAAGGTTCATAATCCCAAGTTTCAGGATCAGTTGCATCTTCAGAAAAATACTCATTGACAAAATACTCCGTGGTCTTTTGCTTCAAAGATTGATCGAAATTAGATGTTGTCATAATAAAAGTTGGTTAATTGAATTTTAGCAAATGTGAGAGGAGTTGTCAACCTCTAGCAGTTGCGGTTAGGATGGCAGCGTGTTCTTCTTGAATGTACTGCTCCCATGCTTTACCTGCTTCTTGATAGTTCCAGGCAGGGAAGTTATCCTCTGAGGCAACATAATCAGCAATGCACTTCTCTTCCATTTCTTTGAATGCAGAGATTGACATTTGCTCTGTTCCAAAAAGTCCCTTAACAGGAGCAGATACCTGTTCGGAGGTGATCATGTAGACAGATACTTCTTCACCTTTCAGTGTTGCTTCGTACACCAGTTGATTGATACCGAAAGAACGGATTGATGGGCGTCCGGTGTTAGCAGACACATAGAAGGACATGGTAGACTTAATACCACCTTTGGAAATACTACCTCCGATCTTCATGATTTTGCCATCTTTGACAAGAAGATATACACGACCAGCATCATCCTTGAGAACTTCTTTAGAAAGATTCTCATAGATCAGTTTCAGTCGTGCTTTGGAAGTTCCATCATTCAATGCAAACGTACCAACTCGAATGGCAGTCTTGACTGTTGAAATGTTCATAATAACCTCATTTGTGATTTGGGAGAGTCTTTAGGGCACTGCTCATTCCCACTCATGTATTATAGCATAAAAAAAGACCCCGTGGGGTCAGTGTGCCACTTATTCAAGTGTCCCAATCAGTCTTCATAAACTAAACATTCAGGTTCTGATGGGTTAGAATCACAATAAAGTTCAAGTGCAGTGGGATCATGATGATCACCTGCTTCAATTTCTTTCTGATGATGCTCTACATAATCTTCTAATTCATGTAGCTCACCTTCAATGTGACGACGTTGATTAGGAGAAGTTAGAGGATTGTCAAGGATCTGTTTATCCACCTCAATATGCTGCTCGATTGTGTCCATGCGAAGTTTTGTAATTTGTTTTACTTATTTATTTTGATTAATGGTTCAAACTGCTACATTTGCACCATTTTTGAGTCTTTGAACCATAGAATCAGCAAGTGCTTCCATCCTTTCGGGATGAATTGCACGGATTCCTGCCTCCTTTAAGGCAATTTCCATACTTTTCTCCTCTATTTCTGTCAATTTCTTGCCATTTTGGGGAAGAGTCATAGGTTTCTTGCTTTTACTGAGATATTTTAGCGTTTCCGCACAAAATTAGTTAGTAATTTAAGGTTTTCTTTGTAATTGATTTACAAATATTATGTTAGGTTCCTGGTGTCCATCCGTATCCACCCTCTTTACCAATCTTATCAACTTCTTGTTGTAAAGGAGAATCGAATGTTAACTGATTTCCATCATACCAAAAATTTTCCCATTGTTTTATGGATTCTGGAGATCCATCTTGTCCTGAAAAGGCAATGGTTTCTTGCTTTAATACGGGTGTTGATTCACCTTTCAAAAGTTCTAAAAGTTTCTTACTATGCTTATAGCATGTTTCATGATAGTCTCTTCTCTCTCTGACAGTTCTTACAATTGTTTCATACACTTGTTGTGGGGTATGTGGAGACTCTAATGATTCTTTCACCCAATCGGATAACATATTCAGTGAGTAATCTTCGTGCTCATCAAATGGTTTCATCTAGATTATCTTTGACTAGGGTCTCTATCATAGTGCTAATTTCTTTACTTGTCAAGTCATTCAAAAAATTCCATTTGGGGTCATCTTTATCCCATTCTATAGTGAATGTACCATCTTCATTCAAGTTTACTTTCAGACTGTCTTCCATTTTTCTTCAATTGCTTTCTAATCATTTTAGCATACGTAACCTCTTCTTGGGAATACCAGTCAGGATGTTTTTTAGATCTTTTGATAATTTTTTTGGTTGCTTTTTTGTCGGATAAATCCACTTTAAGTTTTATTTGGATGTTTTAAGTATTTAACAACTTTGCACTAAAAAACCCTCTTGCGAGGGTTAATCGTATTAAATTCTCTGAATAATCAAGGCGGATGCAGATAAACTAACATTTTTTACCTCTAACTGACTGTGTGCAAACTTAAGCTAGAACCTCCCGACAGATTCTTTTACAGACTGACTGATTATTGTCACATTCTACCAGACATTCGTAATACTCGTTGATCATATTATCAGAAATTTCAGACTTGTTTTCCTCCAGTTTAAAACCTGCTAATTGATTAAATGATATTAGATTGTGCATGATGAACCTCCATGTATTAGATAAGCAAAAGACATAATATAAAGATTTTCAGATCATTGTTCCTCCGAAGTTCTCCCTAATATTTATCACGAATTGCTGACATTTGCAAGTTTCTGAAATAAAAATTTATGCCTAGGATGATGTGCTTATCTTGATATAGTCTTAAGAACTTCTTGTTGTTTGAGGTAAAGTTTCATATAACATTTACATATATCTCTCAGTTCATCAGGAGTTAAACCATCAAGATCACGAGACATCTTTTCATAGGTGAATTGCCTACTTGTAGTTTCTAAAGTAATTTTTTCTGGATCCATAACTTTAACTATAGTTCTTTATTAGTTATATTATTGCCATCTTTTTGTTTTGAGATAATCCAAAACATCATTGCGAATATCCATCAGTTCATGATAACATTTTTGATTACGAGCACAATCACGGAGAGATGCATCAGGTTTAATCACGGATTCAATAAAGATATCAAGTCCACGATTCCACTTTTCCTGTTTGCTTTCGCAATCTTCAATGCTGTTTTGATCCTTCATCGTTTTTTCTTCATATTTTTTTCTATGTATGAAACAGCAGATGGATAATTTTTTGAAGTGTGAACGATTGATCCGTTGTTGATAATCACAAACTTTTTAGATTTTGCGAGTGGAACAGCTGCCCATACACCATCCTTGGTTACATAACCACTCGGATACTTTGCACTTCATGGGAGGTTCCCCTGATTACTTTGTATTATAGCAGAGTGGAGCAGCGTTCTACTCCTGGTGTGACAGTTTTACTTCCGGACGACTGAGATTGCAGGTTCACCCTGCTCAAATACGGTGTCAACAACTGCCTGAACGCTTCTAGCAGTGCTGATTCCCACCTTATCAAAGACTGGCACACAAACCAGTCCAAAGGTCTTCTCAGCACCACCCAGACGGATCACACGACCGATAGACTGACTGATTCCAATGTAATCCATGTTCCGCATGAATAGAACTGCCTCAAGTCCTTGACGTTGATGCCCTCAGACAGAATAGAGTGGTGCATCACAACAAAACGAGTGTCTCTCCTTGCCCCAAGTGTTCAGAGTCTTGAAGAATACGTCACGGTTGACTTTCTTACCATCGATGATTGCACCAGTCTTCGATGTGATCGTCATCCAAGAATAGCCACGCTCTTTGAGTTGCAGGCAGAAATCAGATTGAGTGAGAAGACGATGAATCTGCTTTGTTGAACGAGCACAATCAGAATCTTGTCGATGTTGTTGTCATCGATAGTCTCAAGCAGATTCTCACAATCATCAGCAAACATCACCTTACGACCTCTGATCATAGGCAGTTGCTTGACTACAACTTTAGGAGGGAGAATGTATCCTTGTTCAACCAACTCAGGAGCAGGAACATTGCACAGAACCTGACCATAAACAGACCAATTCATGCCTGGTTTGAATACAGCAAGAGAATGTTTAGGTGTTGCAGTGAAGAAATAGCAACGATCAGCTTCATTAGCAAAGAACTCAGTCGCAGGAAAGAAGTTACGCTGAACACTGTTGTGTGCTTCATCAAAGTAAATTGTATTCACCTCAATGTCTGCCTCCACAACACGATGCAGTGAATGATATGTGGTGAAGATGATAACATTCTCACCAGCAGTCGCGAGCAGTGTTAGTGAATACGTGAATCTGTCTGGTTTGGTTGTGAATAGTGGTCTGTTTCACCACTATGAACGTGCATCACATGTGTGTGAGTTGTATCAATCAACTCAAGGAATTCTTTGCAGAGTTGTTCTGCCAACAGAATACGTGGAGCAACAACAACAATAGTCATTCCATTGTCAATATACTTACAGTTCTCCACAACATCCTGAATCATACAGATAGTCTTGCCACCACCTGTAGGGACAATGACCTGACCCTTGTCATAGGCAAGCATAGCATTCAACTGCTTTTTTCTGGTGTGGGCGAAGGGTGACCAAGTGCTCTCCTGTTTGGTATGAATATATTACCACCCCGATTAGGAGGTGGTGTGACAGTTTTACAACCGGTTTCTATAGTGTCTTAAAGCTTCCTCTTCAACCCGGACAAAGGTAGTCTATAGGGTTTTCATGATTCTGTCAAGCTATTATGTTGAACTTGTTACTGCCTCCCATGCAGAACCATTCCAGAAGTTAAGTTTGTTTGTGGTTGTGTTATACATGATTGCACCTTTGGGAAGGTTGCCATAACCACTCATTAAGTTTCTCTTGGTAGCTATTGAATGTGGGAATTGCAAGTGAATCATATCCAGATTGGTTCTGTGTTAATGTTGCAACACCACAGAATACTGTGCCACCTGTGCTAACGTTAAGTCTTCTGGATTCATTGTTATAAACAACTGAACCACCAGGAACACCATCAGGTGCAAGAAGTTTCTTGGCAATTGCTGTTCCAAATCCAGATTGAACTGGATTTACATTCTGATTACCACCAGCATTTGAGGACCAGAGGTTAGCAACGATGTCTAATTCTTCATTATTAAGTGAAGGCATAACGACATAACTGTTCATCGTGGTGCTTGCCATACCAACATCAAGAACAGATCTTGCAAAGTAAGTATTGATTCCGATTCTAGTCAAATATTTTTTATCGCCTGCATCAGTGGGAACTAGTCCTTGATTAGTTGCTCCATATCCTGCCGCAATAATCGGAGCAGTGGGAACAAATAATCCACTTCCACCAAACATGACGAAACTATTTTGCGTTTGGAAACTTCCATTTGCAAAATCGGGAACAGTTTGTCCTAATGCAGATGGAATTGTTCTTGGATCAGATATGAATGAACCATCAGCACTGGTGGCAATTCCAAGTTGTGTTGCAGAAATAATTTTTCCAAAGGCATAAGAATCTCCAAAAATTGCAGACTCAAAAGCACCTGCGGGTGGGAATCCATCAACACTATCTGTGCCAATTCCTAACTTTCCACCAACAAAAGTATCTCCTAAGAATGTTCCGATGCCATTTCCAACTTGGAAATTGCGACTAACGAGAAGATCATTGAAGGTCGAAATACCACTGGTTACACTAATAACAGCACTACTAGAAATTGGTAGAGCACTACCATCACCCAGAGTGAGTTGATTAGCACCTTGTCCTACGGTAAGAATACCTGCAACCTGTCCATAACCACTTATGAATGTATTTCCACCGACTTCCAGTTCTCGTGTTAATGTAATACCATGACGATTAACACCTACCTTGCCATCATATGTGGTCTCAAATTTAGTATTATCCTCATATCTAACCTTGAAACTTTCTGTTGTTCCGGCACCAGATCCAGAATGAAGATTGATATTAACTCCACCAAAATCGTAGTTGGAGAGACTCAGTGTTCCGGAGTTGAAACTTAAAACACCACTACTATTACCTGTTCCAACAGATTGTCCGACACTGATTCTAGAAGTATTGCTGGATGTAATAACATCTATTGCTGCATTTGTCGTCTTTCTGATTTCAATATCAGAGGCAGGAGTATCAGAACCAATACCGAGTTTATTATCAACAACCAGTGCTGTTACAGTTGCGGATGAACCAACAATATTTCCTACCGTAATAGCAGGTGTGCCATCAAGTCCGAATGAAGTTGATGCAAATCCTGCTGTCTGTGCAACACCACTCAGATATCCTGTGACATTACCAGTCACATCACCTGTAATATCTCCAGTAACATCTCCTGTTACATTACCAACAAAACTCGTTGCAGTAATAATACCGGCAGACATTGTAACTGCTGTACCAACTTTAAGTACAGTAAAAGTAGAAATTCCACTATTTACATTACCAGATAAATCTCCGGTTACATCACCAGTTATATCACCTACAACATTTCCTGTTACATTACCAGTAATATTGCCGTCAAAACTTGTTGAAGTCGTGACACCAGTAACAGTTAATCCACCGGCAGTAATTTGTGCATCATCAGTAAAGGTTGCAATACCGGATACAACAATACCTGTAGAGTTTGTATCAAATTTTGCGGCATTAATTTCTCCGGTTAAATCCCCAACAAAACTAGTGGCAGTTATAGCATCACCAACATTTAAATCATTTGTTATTTGAACGCTGGAGAAGAATGTGGAGAGTCCAGATGCAAGTATGCTTGAACCAGTTATGATACCAGTGGATTGAAATGAACCAGCAGTTACAATACCTGTGAAGTTTCCTTGTCCGGTTGAATCAATACCAACACCATAAGTTGCCGATGTTGGATCATCACCGACTTGCAATAAAGTTGCGGGATTAGTTGTGCCTAATCCAACATTTGTTAATGTAGAAATGCCTGCGGTGGTAATAGTCCATCCAGTTACTGCAATCGCAACAACACCAGATAATAAACTACCATCACCAATAAATTGTTGTGCTGTTACAACACCAGTTGCATTAAGACTGGTTGCATCTAACACTGTTAATGTTGAGGCACCTGATACAAATACGTCTTCAGTGACAAATAAGTCCGCAGTTGATACAATACCACTAATTTTTGCAGTTCCTCTTACATCAAGAAACTCGGAAGGAATAGAGGTGCCAATTCCGACCAGTCCATTTGCATCTACAATAAAGTTGTCGTTATCAACCTGAACACCATTACGAAAATTAAAAGACTTTCTATAATTTGCCATCTACTTGTGCATCTCCATGGAGTTATTTATCTGATAATTTTTGCTCTAGAATTTCAACCTTAGTTGATAATTCCTTAACTGCTTCAATAAGTAGTGCAGTGAGTTTGTCATATTTGACTGCCATATAACCAGTTTCCCTAGTAACAGTAAGTCCAGGAAGTCCAAGAGCAGCAATTTCTTGTGCGATAACACCCGTATCTTCACCTTCATGAACACCACCCTCAATCCAGGTGAATGTATTACCACTGATTGAACGAACCTTGGCAAGAGGATTTTCAATAGGAGTGATATTTAACTTCAATCTTTCATCAGATGAGAAGAATGCAGTGATGTCATCAGTGACTGTTAATGTTCCGGTGATGGCAGTGTTACCACCCAATGTTGATGTTGAAGAAACATTTAATGTTCCGTTCAAATCTAAGTTGTCATTAATTTCAACTTCGCCGGAAGTAGAATCAAGAATTAATTTACTACTAGTAGTACTAACTGTGTTTCCATCAATTCTGACATTATCAATATCTGCTCTGCCATTAACATCAAGAATACTAGCAACCGTTAGATTGCTACTCATATTGACATTACCATCAAATTGTGATGTGCCATCAACATTCAGAGTGCCATCAACATCCAGATTGTCGGTAATATTAACAGTTCCACCAGCAGAATCAAGAGTTAAATTGCCGGATGCAGTATCAATTTTTCCATTACCACTATCATTAGCAATTCTAATTTCACCAATGTGTGCTTCTGACCAAGGTAGAGCAGCAGTGCCAAGATAAGCACTATCGGCACCACCATCTGGAACAAGACCAGTATTAAATTCTGCCTGTCCTGCAAATATTGATGTTGAAGAAACATTTAATGTTCCGTTCAAATCTAGGTTGTCATTAATTTCAACTTCACCAGAAGCAGAATTGAGAATTAAATCACCCGTGCTTGTATCAATCGTATTGTCATTGGTAATTGCAATCTGAATATTACCGAAAGTAGCACCTGCACCAGTGATATTATTATCAAAACTTGTATTGCCATCAACATTCAAGTCTCCGCCAACATTCAAGTTTTTACCAATACCAGTACCACCATCAACGATAAGTGCTCCATTAGTTTTAGTTGTTGATTGTGTGCCATTTGCAATCTTGACTGGACCTTTTGCCGTTAAATTATCTTTAAAGGTAACTTCTTCATTAAAGGTGACCGGACCATCAAATTGTGAGAGAATCTGACCCGAATCTCCACCTTCAACTACAAGATTATTTTTGACGATAACTTCATCAAAAACTACACTGAGACTGGATGGATCTTCGCCAGTAACTGTTGAGACTGGAATGTCATAAGTTTTTTCTTCGCCTGTTGAAGATGATGTTCTTCTATTTCCGATATAAAAATCACCCTTGTTATTCATACCTGTATAAACAACAATACCACCCCTTCTTTCCTGCGCCTGAGAGAGGAATTCTTCGGTCTCTGTGAGTGTTCTGTCCTGAACTTGTGGAAGACCCGTTGAGTAGTTTCCTGGACCATATCCAAGATATTCAAATGTATGACCGGATGCACGAATGATGGATGGTCTGCGGAATTCAATCGCGATTGGATCTACTTTATTCAGTAAAGAACCAGAATCATGAGTAGAGATTCCTGTTCCTAATGCTCCTCGTGCTACAGTTATTTCATTGCTACCAGTGCCGGTGATGGTATCAGTTACGACTCTCATAATCTCTTCATCAACCTGAAGATATGAACCGAGAGGGAATCTCTTAGTGGTTGCAATACCAGAATAAGGTGAAGCTACTTGTAACTTAGTATCGCCATTGAATCCACCAAGTGTTAGAGACTCGGCATCAAATAGAGAGACGCCACGAGCATCAATGTTCTCTTCAGTCGGATCGGATATGCCATCATTTGATGACATGCCATGCTTGAGAACATATTGTGCCGATAGACTTGAATTGGTGGTGGCAGTAAATGTATTGACACCAACTCTAGACTTAACCAGATAATCTCCAAGATTATTATTGCCACTATCAAGAACTCTGAACCTACTTCCTGCAACTAATCCGTGAGGAGTGGAGCAGTTAAATTGTTGAACTCCTGTGGTAGAGTTATATGAATTGGATGAAACTTTTCCTGTTGGAGCAACAATATAAACATATTGCCCAGGAATACTTTCAGGGTCTCCTGCTGTTTTTGCAATAGAAACTTTATCTTTGGCAGGAATACCAGAAGTTCTATAAAGACCAAATGCAGTTGTTCCGATACCAGTAACCTGAACAACGGCACCATCAGTTGTAGAAAGACCACTAGCAGATAATCCTCTTTGAGCAATGGTGATTGTTGCATCAGCAGATCCACCAATTACTAAGGTGTCAAAGAATAATGTGGCACCAGATAGATAACCAGAACCAGGTGATTGAATATCCATGCTGACAACAGCACCACCAGATACACCGACGATGGCAGTGGCACCATTCCAACTGGATAGTCCAACCTCATTAAAGAGTTTTACGTTATAGTGTGTTCCATTTGTATGACCAGAACCACCAGTAATTGCACCCTCATGAGTCACAATTCCCGATAAACCATGATTTCTAGTGAATGTTAGTGTGGCAATACCTGCAACAACACTCAAATCCGACTCGGTAGATACTTCTAGATGCTTTCTGAACTTCTTATTGAACGAGTCAGTAGATTCTTTTGTGATACTCTTCTTGAGATCATTAGTTTGAACTTCCCCAAGTGGTTCTCTCAGTGCAAATGACTTGGCAGATTGTGGATTATCATTGACATTATCTCTATCTAACTGAGGATAGAGATCAACAACATTTTGATTATATTCGTAATTTGTAAATTCAGTCGGAACATTGAGGTTTGCATTTAGTGCATACAGATGATAAATTCCGTCCTGAACATCTTGAATATAGTCAGTAATAATTTCATTTCTATAGATGAAAAGTTTATTCTGTAAATCATTTACCTCATATCTCGGCAGAGATGTTGTTCTATTAGTTAAATCATTCGTCAATGCAGGTCCAAGAGAGGCACCTGTTTCATAGGTGAACTCCATATCATTAGGAATTGATACAACGGTAAATGTTCCGTTGTATCCACTATTAGCAGTGCCAACAGTATTGGATGTATCTTGTATATTCTTGGTAATAATTACATCACCAACAGATACGTTGTGTGGTAATTCGGATCTAACAGTTACTGTTCCACCAGAGAATGTGCAACTACCAATGAATCTTGAATTTTTGTTGAAATCATAATCATTTATTGTAATAGATGAGAGAGATGCATCGGCATCAGTTCTTAATCCAGTTGTGCTAGATTCTTGAAGAATAAATCCACTTTCTGGATTCTTTCCATTAGAAATCTCTTTTGGAATTACTACTCTAAGTTTGTAAATCTTTTCGTCAAGACTTCTAGTATCTGATATTCTCTTTAAGAATGAAACTTCTGTTCTTGAATCTAAACCATTATTAGTCTGAACGCCAACTTGAGTCAGAGCATTATAAATGTCACTGCCTGCATTGGTATTAATATACCATTGACCTTCTGTAGAGTCATACTGAACTGGATGACCAATATCTCCTGCATCTTTATCAGATACTCTACTCAAAATTACAAGGTTTGTTCCACCATAAACGGTAATTGGAGTTCCGTTAATAGATGCTGCATATGAAGATGCAACTTTAATTTTATTATTATCCCCACTATCAATTACATAGTAAGTTCTTTCTGGAGTAAGGTTTTCTGGTAAGTCGGCATCATCACTCTTAATGATAATTTTCTCACCAGTTGATAAATTATGAGCACCAATGGTAAACTCATTTGATGTTGGACCTGATATTACTCTATATTCTTTAACACTACTTGTTTCCTCATCACTCATCAAAATACTTGCTTCACTTATGCCATAACCTGTAACAGCACTGAAGTCTACACTTAATACATCTCCTACTTTTGCACCAACCCTAAAACCTTGAGTGAGAATTGATGGTTTGATGTCTGCTTCTGTGAAACCAAAGAGATATAGTCTTTTGTTATTTGCAACAGAAGTTGTGACACCAACGTCAATTGTTTGCCAGTCAATATTCTCCTCTAAACTCGTAATTGCTCTAGGAGCAATGATATTAGTGATGAATCCTTTGTTATCTTTTGCAAATGCATCTTTCTTAAATCCTGCGGATATGAGAGCTAACTGTCCAAAGTTTGAGTTTGAGTTAGTGATAGATGCATCACCACCAGTATCGGCAAAGAAGTGTTGGTTAAATCCGATAGCAAAGACAGAAACAATCTGGAGGATTGCATCATTTACCATCGAAATATGTGCTGTCTCCCAGTCTTTTCTATAGACGGCACCTGAATCTAAATGGTAAACAGTGCTGGCATTAGTGGATGATGATTGTGTAGATAATGCGGATCCAGTTACTTTACCAACACCAATACCTTCATATGTTCTATTTGACTTGTTATATTTTACAAAGGCACGATCATCTTTTTGAAGACTGACTCCAGTGAATTGAGCCACAACCATTGAACGGAATCCGGATGCCTTAGCACCATCGGCTTTCATTCCGTTCATGCCAAAAACAGAACGCAGAGAGATATTAAAGATGTATGGTGATGCACCAGTTACAGTATCAGTTTCAATCGTTACAGTGGCACTTGATGTATTACCAGGTGTCTCTAGATTCTTTCTAAAATCTGGAAGTAAATATGTGAATACTCTTTGGATTATCTGTAGAAACACTCTGAACTTTCGTTGAAATGTTATAATCGTCGGGAACAACTCCTTTAATTTTTATTGGAGTTCCTGCTTGCAATTCATGATCGGTTGCCGTGGTTACAGTAACTACACTCGTAGGAGTTCCACCCGAACCAGATACAATGGCACTAACTTCTAGTGGGTCAGACGCAAAAGCACCAACAATTTCCCATTCAGGTCTTTGCTTCTCAAATCCTTGTGGGTTGGCAGGATATTTTTGGTCAATAATTCTACCTGATGCCTGATTATATGCATTACCAAGTTTTGCATAATACATGTCAAGGTCAGTAAGATCATAACCACTGACATTATTAACGCCATCGGCATACTCAAAACAAGTAAGTTTATGGTGTGAGAATGTTGGTTTAGACCTATTATCTACTGAGAAATCAACGGGGTCGGTATATACTACACCTGCATCATCTCCATCAAAGAAGGAGAACTGCCAAAAATAACATGTGCCAGTAATTCTAAAGATTGCCGAATCAGCAACTGCTAAATCTGTAGGATTGGGAACATATTTTGGACGAATCTTGGTCTTTCTTAAGTCAAGACCAACAACGGATGTTCCTCTGGGGATGACAATACCACCATAAACACTATTAAACTTATAAAGAATATTATCTTCTTGATTAATATCAAAATTAGAATCAAGTTGTAAATTTAAAGTATCAGATGCTGCAGTTTCTCCACCACCAGGAGCAATTACTTTTGCAACTCCCCCATCATTTTTTACTGCAAATCCAGGTCTATTATCAACTTCATGAATTCCGGGCATGAGAAGAATACTGGTCTTCTCTACTAAATCATTACTATTTCCTTGTATATAAGAAAATCTTGCAGATTCTAAAAGTGCCCTTTGAAGAGTTTTGAATGGTTGGGCAAGAGAATTGCCCTGGTTATTAATACTATCAGTTGCATCCAAATCCGATGGACTTACATATAAGATTCGACCTTCAGTATTCTTGATGAAATTATCTAGTTTATTCAGAGGCATGGGATTATTTTACTGCTGAAATATTTCTATATTCTATTTAGTTACCTTTATTAATTGATTTTTTTCTTTTACGCACTAAAGGTTTAGCATACAACACCATTTCTGGATCAATATGTTTTTCAATAATTTTTAGAACGTTCATAAACTCGTTTATGGTCTCGCATTCTACTAGTCTTGTGTCGCCTTCATTACCGAGCACAATGACAGTTCTTTTGCAAACATCAATTAAAATGTTGCTAACATTTTCAGTTCCCATATGAATATATCCATATCTGGCATTATATAGCTGTTGATAGTCCAGTTATTGCAGATATTGTAGCTGATTCGGAAGTTGCTCTTGCTTCAACCTCAAGTTTAGTATTTTTACATCCCCAATTTTGTAGTTCTTTCTCGGATTTTTTATCCTTAACAATATTAAGATCGCCTCGAAGTGTTCCTATTTCATTTCGGAGCACAATAATATCGCTATACAAGGAATCGATTTGAGTTTTTATTTGAGCACATGTCAAAGGACCACTAATGGGCGTTCCGGCTCCAGATAAATCAAGTCTGCCACTTGTTGAAATGATTGGTCCACTTCCATCCGTTTTGAGTCCGGTCACAGATCCGGCACTATTTTTATAAATGAAAGGTTCTGCAACATTCTCGTATCCAAATCCTGCATAATGTGTTGTTATTCCACTTAATGAAATAGTAGTATCAGGTTCAAATGGATTTTTTGTTCCGTAATCAACATTAGGACCTGCCATCTTGGTGTATATGTGAACGGTCTCCGTTTCCTCTTTTATATCAAATAGTGTAAGACCAATACCTGCCGATGAATTGCAAAAATTAATCGGATCATCTTCTGTTCCAGTTGAAATTCCTGCTGTGAGTGATAGAGTAACAATTTCTCTTTTCTTATCATCAATCTGAGTTAAAATACCAATAATTTTATTGTCTACAGAGGCACAAAATTCTTGCAATACTTCTGCTTCCTCTTCAATTTCTGCCTCTCTTACACCAATCACTCCACCATCTTTTAATCCACTATCAGTAGTTTCCTTATTTTGATTCCAAGTTCCATCAGAATTCTGTGTGACAGTTATTTTTTCTATTTTCTCGGGAGCAGTATATTCCGATTGATTTTCATATACACCTTTTAATTGATCCTGGTCCTTGTTTAAAACTTCAAGAGCTCTATTTGTTAAATTTTCATTCATGATTCTAATTCAGTAATTCTAGTTTTTAGTTCTTCAATTTGTTCTTGTTGCTCTTTGACTGCTCCAATTAATACAGTGGTAAGTTTAGAGTAATTAATACCTTTCCATGTTTCATCTTGAAGTTCTCCTTCTTTGATAACTTCAGGAATGATATCTTCGACTTCCTGTGCAATTAAACCAATTTGTTTTCCATCTCCATGAGCTTTTAAAAAAGAAGATGGGACAAGATCTTTTTTCCATGTATAATATACAGGATTTAATTGTAGCACCTTTGTCAAGGATGTAGAATTGGAAATAGGTTCAATATCTTTTTTTAATCTTCTATCTGAATGAGTCATGTGAGCTATTACGCTCGCAAAGGGGACGCCCATAATCGACCAGAATCCGAATAAGTTCCCATTAGCAGCTACATGTGTTTCTATCGGTGCCACAGAACTATCTGCCGGAGCTACAGTTACTTCTTTTCCGGTTATTTTATTAAAGAATGCACTATATCTTGCCGAGATTGCTCCTAGTGATATATCAGAACCAATCTTTACATCTACACCGAGTATATTTCTCACCCCTACTTCAGCACCAAGACCCAAAAAGTTCCATGATAATGGAGTAGGAATAGGACCAACAGAAGGTCCAGAAACTAATGATGCACTATAAGGAATTGCACTAGATCCTTGTCCAAAGTGTCCCTTATATGCCGATAGAACACCTCCACCGGGTTCGGTAAATGTTTTTGGAAACGCAAGACCACCACCGGTAAACGAGTTAAAAACATCTATATGGTTTGCTTCCAGATAATCAGCTGCCATTTCTACTCCTTATGCACAAGTTTTTCTAACTGTATCTATAAACGCACCAAGAATATCTCCCTTTAATATTTTTGAAACTACATTGACAGGAGATTGTTTCTCAACATCAGTACAAATCTGATAAATAAGTCCTTGTGCATGAAGTGTAATGGCATCGGATGAAACCATGCATATTTTTGATCCTCCCATAGTCATTTGTTCACCAGCAATCATGCTGATGTGATCATTTGCTTTTAGCAAAAATGATCCATCATTACCATCACCTATACATTCTGCGTATATATTTTTTGCCTTGAATTTTATGTTTCCATTTTCGGCAATGATACAGATGTCACCATTTCTCGCAGTAATAATTTTTGCAATTGCTTCTTTTGATGCTTCTTGTTGGTCACCCTGAACTAGATTAGTTCCACAAAGTTCTTCCGATTTTCCTGGATTAATCTCTGCTTTATTTCCATTTTTGTTGCATAAAATAGTGTGCCCTCCATCTAAGGACAGAAGCATTGCAGTATTATCATCCTTCTCCTTTGGTGCTATGGGACCGAAGGATAATATTCCATGAGGATTATCTGTAACTATAGTTTCTGGGATAAATGTCATAATGTTTTATATTTAATATCCACCACCATATCCACCTCCTCCGGAGGGTGGTGGTGAAGGAGAAGGACTTGGAGAAGGACTTGGAGAAGGACTTGGAGTGGGTCTCGGAGCAGGAGATGGTGCAGGAGTTGATGATGCGGGAGTTGATGGTGTGGATGTAGGCGTAGGTGTGCTGGAATATTGAGTAGATGGTTTCGTTCTATTTAAGCTCTCTTGAGCAGTATCATAAATTGTTTCATGATATCCTGAAATGTGGAAGGCCCCCCCCCCCACCAACCATCTTCACGCCAGTAGATGGATGAACATGGAACGGACCAGAATATGGTTGACCATTAACATATCCAACGACAGGAGGTGTATTACCAACACAATCAATTACACGAACAACATTTCTTTGTGCAAGAACGGCAATACTTTCATCGCTAGCAGTTGTTCTATCAACGGAGAGAATTGTTTGTGGTGGCAATTCTTCTTCAATATCGTCAGTAATTTTGATGAAGGAGAATTTTGGTTTAATTTTAGCACCTTCTCCTGTCGGACTATCTATTGTGATAGTTGGAATATCAGTGAGACCACAAACTCTTCCTGTCAAGGTTATACTTATAATTTGACCTGCCTCTGTCATTCTCACAGATGCCTCTAAATTGGGGAGATCTGGTGTGATTATAATTTCATCTAATTGAGAATATCCAAGTCCTGTTGAAACAATATCAAATCCTTCTAAACAAACAATATAATCATTAACTCCTCTATTCGGATCTATAATCACACCTCCACCACCGGGAGTTCCACCGCCACCGGGAGTTCCACCGCCACCACCAGGTGATGTTGGATCTACCGGATTACCAAATTCATCACGACCAGTTGGTGCATTTGGATATCCATTTCCATGATTAACTATTACAATATTTGTAACTTCTCCAGTGCCATAATCAATCTCTGCATATCCAGAGGCATAATTACCATTATTACACGGATCAATAATACTTACAAATGGAGGTCTTGTGTATCCAGAACCTCCGTTTTCCATGTTGACACCATAAATTTGTCCGAGATCATTAATAACTGCCTTTCCAACGGCACCAATACCACCGCCACCAAAAATTTCAATGCTAGGAGGACCACATTGGAATGGATTTGTATCACATGGGAATGATGTTGCAGGAGCATCTGCCAAGTCTCCTAGTGTGCCACCAAAAATTGATAATCCATTAACAGAATCTTCCAATCCTCCTTCTAAAATTGCACTTTCTGCATTATCTAAGAAATTGTCAAACTTATTTCCAAAAGGTTTTGATGGAGCATTTGCCCATGGTCCTAATGGTGTTGCCTTAATTTCTGGACAATTTGGTTTTTGGCAAAGATATGCTTCAAATCCGAGAATGAAATCAATTGCTTCAAATATTGATCCTGCAATTTTGCCAATACCACCTAAAAGGTCATTGATACTGTCTAGAACTGGTCCCAGTGCTTTATCTACCATTGCAACAACGTTGTTAATTAATCCATTTGTAAATTGTTGAACTGCACAGAGAGGAGCATTTACAACTTTACCAACAAGTTCAAATAAGAAGTCGGCAACAAGTTGTCTAAGATTATCAACTATATCTTTAAACTTACATAAAATATTATCAATGATTTGTCCGATTATCGTATTCTTAAATTGTTTGGCAAGAGTCGGAAATAGATTATCAATCAGTTCTTGAATTCCTGTCCTAATTTTATCAATCAACCAATTACGAAGATTCTGCATCAAACCTTTCATGATGCTACCAATTATAGATGCTGTGCTCCTGATTAGATTGGTAATTCTATATACAGAATTGGAGACACCATTGATATATGTCTCTCCAAATTTTCTAATCTGTTTTAATGTATTGAAAAATTTTAATAATGTGGTATTGATTTTAGCTAGATCACTTGTTCCGCATGGATCCGGTAATGAAACTTCCTCTCTCAATAATGCAACTGCATCTCCGTATGCCTTAGTCTTTCTGAATGTTGTGCAGTCAGGAGCTTCTGGAAGACTCCATGATTTACCTATAGTTTCTCTTGCCAAACAATTAGCAGCATCATTATCGGATGCAAGTTCTTTTAATTTTTCATCTAGTTCTGCTAATTTATTGAGTTCATTATTATATTCTGCTTTTAGTTCATCACTCCACTGATCATAGGCAGTTCCTTCATTATCTTTTATTAATTTATTGACAACATCTACTTGATCATTAATTGCATTTGCACTCCTAAGTGCTTCTTGACTCAACTCTTTGGGATTGGATACTTTTATTTTATCTTTTGGTGCAACTGCCTGTTGATCTGCTGTTGGTGATGATGATGATGATGAACCTGATTGGTAATTAGAGTTAAAATTATTATTTTTAATGAAGTTATTATGTTTTCTATCTCTAGACTCCCACAGGCGTTCATCTGGCACTTCCCATTTTCTCATAAAATCTGCAGCTGCAGATTCTGGGGAGTTAAAGGTCTTATTTAAATATGGTCTCGTTTGTGGATCTTTATCTATTACATAATCAACTTGTCCTCTCCAATTTGTTCTCCAATCAGGAACTGCTGCGACAAATGATTGAGCACGACCAGCACTGTAATTATACTGAAATAATCCAATAGAACCACCAGAATTTCGATCGCCCTCTGCATTCATGTCCAATCCACTCTCACCATCAATATTGGCAAGAATCCCTTGAGCTTGATTATTATTAAGTCCTTTTGATCTGAGATAGTTATAAACTTCTTGTGGTGTCGGATTAGATGCCATCTATAATTTTACCTCCTTATGCTCGTATTTATAGTCCATGTAGTAATGAAAGTCATTGCTACGTCGTTGGGATTAACTGGTGCAAATGCTGGTGCCACAATAGGTGGTTCTGGTGCCGTAGGTGCTGGTACACTCTGTTTTGCTCTCTCAAAGTCTTCTTTAGATGGAACAGCAGCTGCATTTGGTTTTGGTCCACCACCCATTTGATGTGCCTGTGCAGTAAAACCAGCAAATCTCGAAACATCTCTAAATTGTGTCGTGCCATTTTCTGATGCTTTTATCTTTGCCCCCGATACTTCATTTTTTCCCAATACCTGCATGATGACTGGAAGTTGCTCATCTTCATCAAGATAAAATCCTATAACCCATTCACCACCTGATAGTCCGGTTGATGTTCCATTACGATTTCCAGCAGAAGTTGATTGAGATACAATAGCCCATGGCAAATCCTTATCAAGAATTTCAGATCCTTTGGAATGTTTTCCTGGTATTCTAACTTTTACTCTATTGTTATGTGCATCACTCCATGTTCCATTTTGAAGATATTCAGTCCAATTAGGTGGGACTTGTCCTAGGAAAAAACCGTCTGGTAATGTTGCGCTTTTCATGATTTATTTTTCTCCGTATATAGACCGTAACTATCACGAGCCAGTGTTAATGACGTAATAGACCTTGTTGGTTCATAATGATGGCATAAATCAACTATTAAGTATTTACCACTCTGAACAGGGTCCATATATCCCTGTTCTTTTTTGGATTGTGTAATGATTTCAAAGTAGCAGTCAATTGTATCACCTGCCCTTAGATTCGGGTTGCAGGGAACTTGAATGTCAACTAACTGGCTGAATAATATATTATATCTCATTGCTGCCTGTGCCTGATAATCGTTAGGATCATTATTATCACCACCTTTAGTAGTTGGTTCAAGTGTGCCGATATCTAGAATATTATAATTTGTTTTAGTATATGCATTTACATCAGGTGCTTCTGCGGATTTACCTAACGATTTTACTAATTTGCCATCAGTAAATTGATATTCAATTTCAGTTTCTTCAAAAGTTTTTGGATTAAAATAAATGTTTCTGGAAAAGAAAACTCCTGCATTTAAAGCATTCAAAACATTTTGATTTTTTCTTATATGAGATGCTAATATTTTGAAATCATTCTGATCAGTATTCATACTTTCCATTAACACTTCTGATTTAAAATATCTCGCAGATATTGGTTGGGAAATCAAACTGTCAATTGATTTAAATTGAAATCCATCTTTTGTTTCAAAGAAAAAGAATCCGGCACTATCTTTTTTGGTAGTAGATTTTGATCCGAGATTGCAACATATTTCAAAAACAGATTTACTATTTCCGGTAAAATTATACTGATTTGCAGTATTCTGTATATTTTCCTCCTTTACTTTTATTGATTCACTCTTTCCGGTCAAAAATTGTTTGATGAGCAACTTTACAGAATCACCAATATTACCCTGGTATTTTTTCATTGCGGTGGATTCTGAATTGAGTTTTGCTCCCTCAGAAAAAAGACTCAATAAAATTGCTTCCCTTTGAGAATTTTGATCCGGACTTGTGCTGCCATTTACAAATAAAGGTCTATTAATAAAATCAAGTTCGCCAAGAGATGATTCAATCCTAAATTTTAATTTTTCATTTCCCGTGAGAGGAAGTGCATTATAAATTGATCCAACTCTTTCCTGCTTATCATATTTTGTATTATATCGTGCAGAATATCCTGTATCCATAATTATAATGTTTGCAGTTATATTTGGAGACATTATACTTTCATAGTAATTAAATTCTACAGTTTTTCCTTCCAATTGCACCTTGATTTCCTCACCATCTCTATCTTTGGTAAGAGTTATTTCGCTATATTTTGATGCTGCGGATGCTTTTGCCATTTTATTGTATTACGATGGGTTGTACTACAACAAGTAGTCCTTCTTC